AAGTTAAATAGAGGTCAAGGTAAATAACAAACAACTAAACTATAACACTATGAAAGAATTATTTAATGATGAAAATAAAATAAATGAGAAAAGCCTTATTGGATTTTTAGCATTTTTAGTAATGGTAGGATTTGCAGCAGCAGATGTACTTACAGGTTATTTCGGAAAAGACCTAATTGTAAATGAATTTATATTTAACGCATTCCTTGTACTTTGCTTAGGAGCATTTGGATTTGGTTCTGTTGATAAGTTCATCAACTCTAAAAAAGAGGATTCAGAAGAGTAATGATTAAAAGATCAGCATTAATAATTTTTATGTTGATATCTTCTATAGCATTTTCACAAGAGATAAGTATAGGGCCTATTAATAATAAAATAGAGATAGGCCCATTATCTGGAAACAGAGACTTAGCCTTTGGTATAAAAAATATATTAGAGGAGATATTACAAGAGAGAGGATATGAATTATTACCTAGTGCTGAAAAATCTATAGGAATAGACATACTTTACTTCGATGTTAAAAGCACCAATATGCAAATAGCATTATATGCTAACAACTTAGAGGTTACAGAAATAATAGCACAAGGTAAGATAATCACACAAGGAAAAGAAATAAAAACAGTTGTAGCAAAAGGTCAAGCAAAGTCAGTATCAACAGCTACACTTATTATAGATCAAGGAGGTAAGTTTTCTCAAACTAACGTTTCATCAGCACTTAAGAAAGTCTGTGAACAAATTATCGACAAATTAAAAATATGAAAAAGCTTATAACACTTTTATTGCTAATACCAATATTTTCATTTGGTCAAGTTATAATTGATCAAACAATACTAGAGCCGGGTCCTTACAAGGTAGGCGATATTATAACATTAGAATACAGGCTTAACCCATCAAATTTAGATGTAAATTACATTTGGTTTAGATACGACTATAACAACAAGAACTTAGAGATGATACCAAACTCTACAGTTTTTACGCAAGGTCAGAGTACACAAACTTTCTATACTCACTGGAATAACTACATATTTAACCCAAATCCTCAAATAGGAGTTGGAGAATTATTAAGACAATACAATTCTGGAGGATGGAATTACACACAAAACAATGACTGGAATGTAGCTCAACTGTCTATACAAAGAGCAGACGCTAGTATATCAGGCATAATAGCTACACAAAAATATAGAATAAAAGATAACACAAGCTTTAAAAATGTACACAAGTTACATTTAGCTTATGCTACAACTAGAAATAACACAGCTGTAACTAGCATTGGATCTAATGTATTGTGGCTAAGCTTGGACAATGTGTCAAGGTTAGTGTCCAGCGTTAAGTTTAAGGTAGCTTTTCCTGCTGGGTATGATATAACAAAACATAATGTACAAGTTATGGCTACTAACGCACAAGGCACAGTTGATTGGTCAACCAATCCTCAACCAGTTGCTATAGGACCGTTAGATTCATCTGGAGAGTTTTTGACAGACAAGCTAGAAAAAAATAAACAATACCTAGTTATGGTAAACCCTGCTTGGGGGCAAAACGTACCAAGTAATATCATAACTGTGACGGATGCTTATAAAGCTTTTAAGGCACTAAACGACAGAGGCATAAACAATACAGATGCACAATTTAGCACAAGCTTAGAAAGCAGGATTGCCAATGTAACACAAGATCAGTCCTTTGATAGCCAAGATGCTTATTATTTGTTTGCTACAGTAATGGGAATTGACTTATCTAGTGTACAAGGGCTTATGCTTCCTACAAAAGATATGACAAAACCCGTAAAGTTTTTATCAGGACCTACAGCAACATTTTCTAATATGACTGGTCCAAACAACATTACACCGGTAGCAGATGCAGAAGTATATAACTTATCTTATGCTTGGGGAGGAGATCTTGATTTTTCTCATTCATCTCCACTAGTAGTTAGTACAACAAGTGCATCAAGCAAAGGATTATCCATATCTAGCGTAGTACCACAGATTGTATCAAAAGCAGATACATCAATTAATACATCATTAGTAAACGGAAAGGTTGTTGTTACTATAGGATTAAATGCCGAATCACTTGCAGGAGCAGAGTACAAAATTGGATATGACGACAGCAAGTTAAAGCTAGATGATATAACATTCGATACGGGTAATACAGTTACAAATTTTTCAACACACAAAGAAAACATAGTAACATTTGGTTCTCTAGATAAATCAGGTAATTCTTCCATAAAACAAGGAACACCATACAAGTTAATCTTTACACCAAAAGTGACATTGATTAACACATCAGGATTAATATTCACATACTTTGCAGAAGCCGTAGACACAAAAGCTAACAAAGTAAACTTAACTATAAAATAACTATGAAAAGAGTACTCACAGGTATTGCACTATTCACATTAATTTTTTCATGCTCAGACATGGACACAGTTACAGATATCCCCACTTCATCTGTACCATTAGAATTAGGACTAAACACCGTGGGGATAAAACTAGCTTCTAACTTTGTAACAACAGAAGCAAGAATGAATGTTAGGTTAGAGGCAGCAGATAAAGTAACAATTAAAATAGTGGACTTATCTGGAAAAACTGTTTCTTCAGAAACTGTAGAAGCTAAAGCAGGAGACAACTTATTAAATGTTTACACAAAAGCATTACCAAGAAGTTCTTATGAACTTCATTTATACAATTCAAATAATCAACAAATAGGTAAAACCTTAATCAATTTATTATGAGCGAAGAACAAGGAGGAAACTCAATTAAGAACATCCTTATAGGATTAGTTAGTACTGTAACAATAGGAGTTGGTACATTTGTAACAAATAAATTAACAGGTGGAGAAGAGGAAGCTAAGACGGAAGTTTCTGCACCAGCCCCTGCCCCAGTTATTAATATTACAAACACAAACCAACAAAAACAGGAACAAGCCGCACCAGCTGGAAAAACTATTATAATCAAAGAGAAAGCAGCACCAGTAAAAGCACAAGAGCCGGCACAGGAAAAAAAGAAAAAAGAAGAAGAAGAAACTTGGTAATATGGAACAACTATTAACATTTATAGCAGTAGTATTTATAAGCGTATTTTCAATACTAGTTAATTTTCCAGAGCTGTTTGCATTATCTTTTATAGGGGGACTTATTTACTATAAAGTAGTCGGTCACAAAAAAGGTTGGGAATTACCAAAAGAAGTAAAAAAAAGACACCAATGGTAAAATTAATAACAGCAGTACTGCTTCTTATATCATTTACAACATCAGCACAAGTGATAGGTAAGACATCTACTGAAGATTACCAAGCAGGTTTTGAAGGCAAAGAATCAATATACACTTTACCAGAATATAACGGAAAACCTGTACCAGTAGCATTGTTAGATATTGGAGTATCAAAGGAGGTAATAGAGCAGTATCCAGAGTTGGGGGACTATCGTGTAGGACTAGGATTGACAAACATAGTTGTAGCATACTTAGAAGAAACATTCAGATTTGAATTTGTAGAAACTAAGAATGATATTAAACAAAGAATGATAGCTCAGTATAAAGCCTCACAGAAGGGTATATCAACAGAAAAGATAGAACTGAAGGGAAACATCGTTTTAGCAAAATACTTCTGTTATATCGAAGTATATGACTTTTCTATTTCAGAAGACGAGACTATTAATCTAAAAGATGGTGTAAAAAATAAGCTAGTAACAAGGCTAGGTCTACAAGTTAAAATGGTAGATGCACAATCTGGAACTTATATGACAGGATCTGGATTAGGAAAAGCAGTAACAACAAGAGAAGTTACATTACTAAACAATGAAAATTTAGAGGAGGTAAAATTTAATCAGTCAAGTATAGGGACATCAACTAAAAAAGCATTGGAAAGTGCTACAGCTAAGGTTGTTAAAAGAATGATTCAAAAACAAATATTTACAAACTAAGATTGAAAAAATTCCTGTACATACTATTATTTTTTATAAGCACAGCGACATATAGTCAAACTGTTACACAAACTTATTACGATAAGTGTACTGGAGAAACTAAGGTATTTACAATACCAATACAAGGAACAACTGTGGTGGTTTATTATAATAAGACGATGAACGTCAGTTATAATGACGTACAATCAGGAGCTTTCCAAGCTTGGTTAGAGGCAACTTATCAATGGTGGACAACATATAATCCTTGCTCAAGTGCTCAAGCTACTCAGAATGTTGTACAGCAAACAGCTCAACAAGCTACTCAGGCCGCAACACAAGCAGCCTCAGCAGCAGCAAGTGCAGCTAGTAGTGCAGCAGCTTCTGTACCAGTACCTTCAGCAACAACTTCTACCACAAACACCACTTCTACAAGTGGCAGCTCTTCATCATCTGAAACAAAAGCAGAGACAAAGACTGAAGCTAAGTCCGAAACAAAGTCAGAAGACAAAAATGAAGAGTCAAAGTCTGAGTCTAAGAAGGAAGAGAAAAAAGAAGAAGAAAAAAAAGAGGAAAAGAAGAAGGAAGATAAGAAAAAGCAACAATCTGTACAACCTGTATTACTTGCAGCCAACTACATGACAATGCAAAACCTAGATGGCTCATTTAATCAAGTAGCATCTTTTGGTTTATCAAAAAGTTCATTGACTGGAGCTACATCTTATAGTGCAAATGCAATGATATGGAGTAACCTAAAACAGTTCTCTTTATCATTATCTAAAACAGACATGTTGTTTAACTATGATAGAAAGATACCTGTTAAAGTAGGTAAAGAAGTTATAGGGCATACATACGTAAGAGGTTCAATATATAAAATAACAGGACTTAGCGTAACAGCAATGCTAATGTTTGACACAAGAGTATTATCCATAGGAATGAATGACGTATTCCTATTAAAGAAAGGAATGGTATTTGGTTATGCTTTAGGAGCAACTTTCATAAATGTTGGTAAAGATGTAACAATGTCCCCTTTAGGAACAACGTTTATAACAAGACCTTTCCCATTTAAAAGGATAACTTTATCTCCAATGGTGGCTGTATCAGGATCGCCAATATCTTATACAACTTCGGCAAAAAAGCCCACTTTTAACCAACATGTTGTATACATTTTAGGAAACAATTTTGACTTTAATCTAACACAAAGATTTAAAGCTAACTTAGGAATAAACACAATAGGAAACACAAATAAAGAAGTACCTATGACTTACGCAATAACAATAGGAAGTAAGATTAACCTTTAAAATAGAATAAACAATGAGCAAAAAGATTGCAGAATTTCAAGCAGCTAACGGTTTAGTAGCCGATGGTATTTTAGGAAAAGCTTCATTTTCAAAAATGAAAGAATTGTGGAAAGTTTCAGATGAGCAACTTGCACACATACTAGGACAATGTCACCACGAGTCAGGAGGATTTACAGCTGACGTAGAGAACTTAAACTACGGAGCCAAAGGGTTACTAGGTATATTTAAAAAATACTTCCCTACAGAAGCACTAGCTAAAGCTTATGAAAGACAACCAGAAAAAATAGCTAACAGAGTTTACGCATCTAGAATGGGTAACGGAGATGAAAAGTCTGGAGAAGGATGGAAATTTCGTGGAAGAGGAGCTCTTCAATTGACAGGCAAAGATAACTACAAAGCTTTTACAGCTTTTATCAAAGAAGACTGTGTAGCTAACCCAGATCTTGTAAGAGGTAAATACTTTTTAGAAAGTGCATTATTCTTTTTCAACAAAAACGGATTACTTCCATTATGTACTACAGTTACAACTGACTCTATCACTAGAGTATCTAAAAGAGTAAATGGAGGAACACACGGACTAGAAGATAGAATCGTACAAACAAACAAGTTCTATAAACAAATCAAAGGATAAAAATTATGAACTTCATCAAAAACCAATGGTTAGCTGGAGTTGTCATCATAATTTGGATTATTGTCTCACTATCCAGCAACAATAATAAAGAGTTGCTGGAAGAGACAAAACAGCTAAAAATAGAAGTTGACAGCTTACAAACCATATCAGCAGGAAAAGGAAAACAAATTGACAGTCTATCAGAAGTAGATACATTAATAGTCAATAAAATAAAAACCATTAAAGAAAAAGAATATGTTGAAATTAAAGTTATTGATAGTCTTCCTATTAGTGGGCTTCAGCAGTTTTTCACAGACCGTTACGAAAGATAGTGTAGTAGTACTTACAGAAAAACAAGCTAGAGCAGTAGCTACAGACCTAGTTAGGTACGATGCCTTAAAGCAAGTATCTAAATTACAAGAAGACAGAATAGTAAACTTTCAAGCAAAGGAGAAGCTATTCGGAGAACAAACAGAAATAAAAGATCTAATAATATCTAAACAAACTAGTATTATAGACAAACAAAATAAAATTTTGAATGCACCTGAAAAAATAAAACTTCACAGTTATTTAGGAGTACAAACAAAAGAGCTTACACTAGAACAACCTACTCTTAGAGGAGATATATTTCTAGAATATAAAAAGTTAAGGGCTGGAGCAATTTATACAATACAGCAAAACAACCCGTCTAACTGGGGGATACTATTCCAATACAGATTATTTTAAAACAAGAACAAATGAAAAACTGCGGAAACAAAATTAAACATACATGTGCAGAAAAAAACTATGCAACATGTGTACACTATGAATTGGAAGTACCAACTTTCTCTAGCCTAGTTGATCAAGATTGCATTACCATTGAAGAAACTACAGAAGATTTATACGAAGTAGTAGGTGGAGTAAAATCAGAAATCGAGTTATCAGAATTAGGAGACAGTTGCTTAACTTATGTACAAGAGGGCGGGAAGACTATAGTAAAAAATGTATTACTAAAGTATGAAGAGGAAATCTGTGCATTAAAAGAAAGAGTGTCTGTATTAGAAACACAAGCTATTTGTGACAAAGTAGTTACAGATTGTGTAGATCTTTCTGGAATCACTGATCAATGTAACTCTCCAGTAAACACTTTAGGTGAGCTATTACAATACTTATTAGATAACACACAAACACCTTAATAAAAATGACAGCATGTAGCCAAACAAGCGGCCCAATAATAAATAGAGTAGTAGATCCATGTAATGGAATACACACCTCTACAGATTGTGTCGTACACAGTGAGCCTATAACTTACTTATTTATAGAAGATAATACAAACTTGACTACTGTTTTAGAAGCAATTGTATTATCACTACAAAGTAATAATACTAGAGTTACTCAATTAGAAGAAGAAAACGCACAACAAGCGTCAGCAATTACAGTCTTACAAGGACAAGTAATTGATATACAACAAGCAATATTAGATATCCAAGGAAGACTAGATACTTGTTGCCCACAATAGTAATAATAAAAAAACAAAAACCAATCATGGCAGCATGTAATCAAACAGACATACCGGTTTTAAACATACAAGAGGATCCTTGCATTCAGGGGTCCTTATCAACCAATTGCATATTCTACGGATTAGCAATAGCTTATTTGGGCACACAAGACAGCACAAATTTTGCAGACACTTTAGGACATATCGTAGCAAAACTTGAAGCTGGTAATAATTTAGCAACTGACTTAGAAGAGATTAATAGAGCACAGTCATTATTAATAGAAGAATTACAGGAGAGTATCTCTGAAAGCCTAATTACTTTATCTGAGATACAAGTATTACTAGACGAGTGTTGCCCTGAGCCTACCACAACTAGTACAACTACTTCGGTACCAACTACTAGTACAACAACAATTTATTCTACTACAACAACTACTCCAAGTTCAACTATATGGTTTGGCAAATTTTCAAACACGAATAATAAATATGAAGTATGTTTTGGAGGAAATTGGAGCAGTGCAAATGTGTATACCACAGTTAGCTCTGGACCATTTGCCCCAGGAACACCACTTTATACAAACCAGTCATTAACAACATTGTGGCCAACTAATGGAGTGATGTCTATTAATGATGTTGCATACACAATTGTAAATGGATACACTGTTGGAGCTGGTGAACCTTGTTCAAGCACAACTACTAGTACAACAACAGTTATAAACCAAACAGCTGGGTCTTACGTAACTGAGTATGGAGTTGGAGTAGCTTTATATAATGCGGATGGAACAGAAGCAGGTAAATACTGGACAGTAGGAAATAACTATAGTCAATTTACCAATATACCAGCAGGGCAATATTTAGGTATTGGAACTACTTTATATTTTGACGTAGCATGCACACAACAATGGACTTTCCCTTTAATTTACTTAGTTACAGGTGTAACAGACCAATACAATATAAATCCATATACAGTTATTTGGAAAGTTGAAAATGGGGTAGTTACAGAAAACTTTGGACAATTTGTAAATAAGGCATACTCAGTATTTAATGGTTCAAAAGTACAAAATGATCTAGTGCCTTGTAACGAATTTTTACCAAATGGAGTATTTTTAGACAATGGCTACACTGCTCTTATGCCTGGAATAAATGTTTACAGTGCACAAGGATCTGCAATTACACCAGTACCCTTATCTTATAACTATATAACAGATGGCACAAATGTGTATACAATTGTAAACAATGTTTTAACATCTCCACAGCCATGTAGCGGAATAACTACGACAACGAGTACTACAACTACTACTACAACACCAACAACTACAACTACTACAACAGTAGTACCTTCACTTGGTAGAACTTTTGCCTACGGTAATCCTGTTACATGTGAAGTAGGTCCTGGTGTACCTACTACGACAGTATATGTTAGAGATAATGTCGATGGTCAAAATTTAGCTATAGGTACTGGATTATATGCAGATGAAGCACTTACAACATACTTTAGACCATTTGGAAATACATCTTATGAAATACGTTTTGCAGGAAATCAATATACTGTTTTTGCGATGATTACAGGTGAAGCGTATATCAATAGTGAACCTGTACCTTGTACTACTACAACTACTACAACAGTTGCAGTACCGGGATCTTATATACTAGGAACAACTGGGATAAGCCCATGGGACATAGTTTTAGACTCAGAAGGTAACGTCTATACATCTAACGTTAGTAGTAAAAGTGTTTCAAAAATAACACCAGATGGAACTTCTACCATTTTAGGCACAACAGGAGAAATACCTAGGGGAATAACAATTGATACACAAGGTAATATCTATGTGATAAATTCAGGGGATAATACTGTGACTAAAATTACACCGTCTGGAGTTTCTACTATCTTAGGATCAGCAGGCACTGGAGCAAATGATATAGCAGTAGACCAGCAAGGCAATGTCTATGTAAATAATAATGGGCCAAATACTGTGACTAAAATTACACCACAAGGGGTATCTACAACTTTTGCATCAGTAGCCTCAAATCCACAGTGCATAACAATAGACGCACAAGGAAATGTGTACACTGCTAGTCCTAATGTAGTTAATAAAATTACACCGTCTGGAGTTTCTACTATTTTAGGTAACACACTTTACCACCCTCTTGACATAATTGTTGATGACTTAGGTAATGTTTATGTATCCACTGCAGGAAACCAAGTTGTTAAAATAACACCTTCAGGAGTTTCTACATCATTAGGCTATGTTGGAAGCTCTCCTTATGGAATAGCTTTAGACAGCTCTGGAAATGTGTACACATCGAATGCATTGTCTGACAATGTTTCAAAAATAACACCAGATGGAGTAATAACAGTTATAGCAACAACAGGACTTGGTCCAATGGCTATTGTAGTAGACCCAGCAGGTAATGTATACACTGCAAACTCTAACTCAAACAACGTAACTAAAATTGTACAAGCACCTACCACAACTACTACCATAGCCCCTACAACTACAACTACAACAACTGTAGCACCAGGCACACTTGGGCTTTTAGGAGATGCCGGTGATGGTCCAAAGTCAATAGTACTAAATGCGGCAAGCGATGTATTTATTGCCGCACAAAACAGCAGTAGAACGTTTAAGTTTACTACAGCTGGATTAGATAATAGCTATGGTATATCAACAAATCCTGAGGATTTAGCTATAGATCAGAGTGGTAATGTATACGCAGTAACTACTATTAATAATAATATTATTAAAATATTACCTAATGGAACAAGTAGTATTTTTGCAACATTGCCTTCACAAGGGTATCAAATAACCATAGACAGTTTAGGAAATATTTATACATTGCACCCTAATCAAAACATCATATACAAAACAGAACCAAACGGTACAGTTACAAATTTTGGATCTATTACTTCAAGCTCATATAGTCTTGTAACAGATTCTCAAAATAATATATACGTAACTAACTTAATGGATAAAACTATATTTAAGTTTACACCAAGCGGTAATAAAACAACATTTGCCACACTTACTGCTAATCCTAGACAAATTACAGTAGATACCTTAGATAATTTATATGTTTCTACTAATAGTAACACTGTGTTAAAAATAACACCTTCTGGAGTAGTTAATGTAATGGCAACTTTAGGCACAAACCTACAAGAGCTTACAGTAGACGCAAGTGGGAATGTTTATGTAACTGATATAATATTTGATAAAATATATAAGATAACACCTTCCGGAACAGTTACAGATCTAGTAACAATGAGTGGAATGTATAATCCTATAGCAACAGATTCAAACTATGTATATTTTGGAATATCAAGTGGTAACACTTATAAAATAAAATTATAAACAAATAAAACAAATAAAAATGTGTAATTGCGGAAAAACAACAAATACAATATGTACGTCAACATGTCAAACAGTTGACTGTGCTTGTCCAGTAAAAGATTTAAGTACAGATTGCGTACTATATACAGGAGAAGATTTACCTTGTACAGAAATAAAGACCGGCACCTTATTAACAGAGGTGTTCGGTCAATTAGATACCTATCTTTGTGACCTGTCTGCTCAATTAGCTAATGCTTTTAGTTTGATAAGCGTTGGTCAAGGAGTTAGAGTTTACAAAGGAGTAGACGGAATTGGTAGAAAAGAAATTAGATCTCTAGTTAGTCCAGACGGATTCTTAAATATAGGCTTATCGGCAGATAATAAGGAGATAGAATTCAGTATAAACAATGCAGTACTAAAACCTTTTATACAAGCTAATCAAATTACTTATTCTGCATCTAATATAGGATCAGGTGCAGGATTGTATAAAGAAGCAGTTAGGACCGCAGACAATGTCAACTTTAGTTTTAAGAGATTAAAATCTCAAAATAACACGATAACTATTACAGAAGAAGCAAACGAGATAAATCTTCAAGTGACCTCACCAGACCAAACTGTAACTATAACAGGAGGTGGTGCAACAACTGTAACAGGATCTTATCCAAACTTCACTGTTAGCTCAACTGACAATGATACAACATACTCAGCAGGGCTAGGTTTAAACTTATCAGGTACAACTTTTGGAGTAGTAAACTTACAAAAAGTAATTACAGGAAACTATACTTTAACAAGTGCAGATACTGAGTACACAATATTTATAGACAATGGAACCTCACCAGTAACAATAACAGTTCCTGCAGGTTTGGTAGCAAATTTTGAAGCAGGTTTTATACAAGAGGGTACAGGAGCAGTTACATTTTCTGCAGCTGGTACTACAATAAACACACCTACTGGGTTGAAGATTAAAGGACAAAGATACCAAGCTTTTCTTGAAAAGAGATTATCTTCAGAGACTTTTTACTTATTAGGTAACGTAATAGCATAAGGTATGAAAAACTTTAAAAGAAACATTTACAGACTTAGTAGCTCAGACTGTACCTTTACTGGTACAGCTTCTGAGGTTGAAGTCGTAACTTTACCTGTCACAGGACTAGTTTGGGACACAACTGTAAACAATGCCTGTAATGCAACTCCATGGGTAATAAGCAACTCAAACTTAACAATAAGGTATAACATAACCAACTCTGTAAACTGCGGAGGTACATGCCAGTCACTACAAGCAGGTACAGCAACAGCAACAATAACAGTAGGAGCTAAGGATGTTTATATGGGGTTAGACTTTGATGGTATAGGTGAATTACAAGCTTCACAATTTGAAATAATAAAGTTTAGCCTAGATGGAGTACAAATAGCTGACGCACATGCTGCAGGAGGTAATTTAGGCTGTGCAATGGGGCCAGTTGTAAAAACTTTTACACAACCATCACCTTACTTCTTAGCTGCTAATAGTGTACACACACTGTTTATTGATTTTACAACAGCAGATCCTTTATTCCACGTAGGAGCTTACTATGAAGTACAACTATCTTTTACAGAAATACAATAAACTAAATAACTAAAATGATAATATCAGTAACAATAACATCAGCGGGGTCAGATTCTGGCCCTTTTGATATCTACAGTAACTCAACAGGTTCCTTTGTGTTAGTACAATCAAACGTAAGTAAAGCTGTACTATTTCAAGGGTATACTATGACTGTACCAGATGGCACAACTGTAGTTAGAGTAGAGTCTAAAGGAGAGTGTACAAACTACGAAGATATAATTGTGGATCTTATTACCACCACTACCACTAGTACTACAACAATTGCTCCTACTACTACCACAACTACAGCCGCCCCGACAACCACTACAACAACAACGGCTGCACCATCAAGCGATTATAGAATAAGAAGTTATGTAATAGCTAATAATATAAATCAGGTAGAATGTGGCAGTGCAACTTACTACGATTATATAGAGGCAGTAAAATTCGAGCTAACAGAGCTTGACGGTATTACACCAAAAGTTAACACAACTGGGGCTGACATTGTAGTAAATATGCAATTTGATACTATTGGATGCTTTGGTTCAGGAAGTTTTTATAGAGATGTTATAATACCTCCAGGACAGTCATCAGTAAATGCAGAAAACAAAGGTATAACTAATAATTGTGGAGGTACAGGATGTGTAACTGAAACAGAAATTATGTCATGTTATACATCAATAACACCTAGCACAGTATTACCATCAGGTCAGTTTTACTCACTTTGTGAAGCACCAACCACAACTACCACAACCACTACAGTAGCACCTACAACAGCAAGGTTAGACTACCAAGTTACTTTGGCAGGAGGTATATCATATGGAACTTTTAACATATCAGTTAATGGAACTAATGTTTATAACACAAACGCAACAGATAGTGGGTATATAGATGTTCCTATTAACAGCTCTATTGAAGTTAATATATATGCACCTCCAGGAGAGGCAGAAGCAACATTTAATTCGCAAGTTTTTGCAAACAATAGTTCAGGAAGTATAGCAAGCGATTCTGGCCCTAATGCATCAGCAACAATAAGCTTTACAGCAAGCGAAGACACATCCATAGTAGGTACAGCAACTACTAGTGGAAGTAATGGAACTCCTGTAATACAATAATATAAAAACAAAACCAAAATGAAAGTATTAATATTTACCCCCTCACATTACAAGAGGGGGGCAATGTTAAGGTACACTTTATTAGATGTACTTAACCAAACATATCCAGACTTTACTTTTGCACTAAGTCTAAAAATTGATGACTTCCAACAAGTCTACAATAATATTTTAATTGATGACATCAAAGATCCAAGAGTTGTTTACACAGAACAAATAAATCATAAAGTTTGTTTTACTCATTACAATGCAATGGACACTATAAAGTCAGTACCAAACTACCAAGACTATGACTTATTCATAAAAATGGATGATGATGACATTTATAAAAAAGACTATGTAAAAAATGTAGTAGAGTTTTTTAAAAACAACCCAGATGTAGACATAGCATCTTCAAAAGTAAACACACAACTAAACGGATTTACAGTAGTAAGAAATAAGTATGGATACGAAACCTTAGGCAGAATAGCACAAGAGGACCATTCAAATATGCCTATGACTTTTGCCTTTAATAAAAAAGCACTAGACCTTATAATAAACCTAACAAGGTCAGAGATAGGAAACGATTGGGAAGACATGGCATGGAGAAGAGCTTGGATGAAAGCAGGGCTTGTGCATAAGACTGTAGATAATTCGGAGCAAACTATCTGGAATGTACATGGAAAAAATACTACTACTTCTCAATTATTAATACCAAAAAACTAATACTTTATGAGATATATATGTGCACAACCTGCCAATAATTATTATACTTGGCAAGTAGAAGTTTTAATAAATAATTTCAAAAAACAAGGTGTAAATCCTAATAAAATTGATATACTTTGTGCTATACAAAATAATCACATACCACAAGAGTGGATAAAACTACAACAACATTATAATACAGTAAGATTCTTTTTTTACAACGACACCAGGCCAGATAAGAGCTATATCCCATCTGTGTATTTTAACTTAATGAGCAGCCACATGAAAGCTCATCCTGAATTAATTCACGAAAGGTTATTTTTACACGATAGCGATATAGTTTTTACAAGGCCTCCACAACTAGATTGGGCAATGTATGGAAAAGTTTGGTATATGAGTGATACTAATTCCTACATAAACTATGACTACGTTATGCAAAAAGGTGATGAGAACTATGAAAAAATGTGCGAGATAGTAGGTATAGATAAAGTAATACCTAAGCTAATGAACAGTAACTCAGGAGGAGCACAGTACATAATAATAGGAGAAGACCATAATTTTTGGGACAAAGTAGAGAGAGATAGTGTAGAGATGTATAAGTACTTCTGCAAAGTTGAGCATCTATACAAACCTAAATATGAAGGTGACCCACCAATACAAAAATGGACAGCAGGTATGTGGGCACTACTTTGGAACGCTTGGAGAAGTGGACATGAAACAAAGGTAGACAGCAGATTAGATTTTGGATGGACTACACACGGGATAGACACTGTAGAAAAGCATTGGATACTACATAACGCAGGAGTAATGGCAGATCAAAAAGATTTATTCTATAAAGCAAATTATATGAATAAGCTGCCTTACAATGAAGACTTACAAATAAGAGAAAATAGTGCTAGTATGTATTACTGGCAACAAGTACAAGAAGCTGGAAAAGTTTCTGTACTATTACGATAAGAGGTTTTTGGTTTTCCTCTTTTTTCTGTTGGGTGAGGAGGGGGCTTCGGCCCCCTTTTCTTTTTTAAAATTTTTAACTAATTTGGTAAACATAAAAAAATTTACTAATTTTGCAACCTAAATACATATAAAAATGACAAACGCAGAATTTGTATCAAGAGTTCTCAATGGACTTAATTCCTTAGACAAGGATAGCAGAATTTCCCGTAGATATATTCTACATGTAGGGAGACAAAAATCTGCGTTCTACATTTCTCAAAAAATGAATGATAGAAGCTTGTTCAGAGAAGACAACTTATACACAACATTAAACTGCTTTGAGCTAGAAAAAATAGAAGTTACAAAGTGTGATATCATAGAGTTCAGAAGATGTAAATCTATTATGAAGTCAAAAAAGAAGTTACCAGAACTTATCTATAACAGGTATGGTAATACGCTAAAAGAGGTTACATCTATTGATGATGAAAAAGAGTTCAAAAGTACTACACCTTCACAATACAGAAGAGATAAGAACAGAACATCTATCTCAGATTACGTAGACTATTACGTAAAAGATGGATACCTTTACTTACTAGATTCAGATATACAAGTAGTAAATTTATACTTGATAACAACTGATTTACAAGCAGTAGAGGAAGTATCTTCTTGTTCATCACCAGGATGTAAAAGTTTATGGGACTACGATTTTGTGGTTGCAGATAAACTTGAGGAGTTAGTTATAGGTGAAACAGTGAGGGAGATTTCTATGAAGAAACAAATCCCGGCTGACGAAAATCCTAACTTAAACAGCAACGAAAAATAATAATGGCAGAGTACAAAAAACCATTTTCTAAAGAAGAGTACAAATACTTTTTTAGAAACAGGGGTAGAAAAAAATCTTTAGGTGAACTAGGAAGTAGTTTTTCACTAAGGGACTACAAAGCTTACCAATACTACAGAGATAACTCAAAGCTAGCAAACCTAGAAGATATACAAAATTTTGTAGAGCACGGAAAGATAATTTCTAAGTTTTATGAATTAGTAGGAGAAAAGCTAACAGAGGCTTCTGGAGGAGTTTTTGTAGAGGGCCTAGGGTATTTTGGAATAATCCAAGAAATGGGCAGAGGAGTGTCACACAATCCCACAGACGGCTCTGTAAAATTAAATCCACGAACAGATAATAAAATTTACAATTTAGCTTTTGTACCAATAGAAAAAGAGAACATCTTTAAATCTTGGGTATTCGATTACAGCTTCTCTAGAAAAGTAAAAAAGAGTCTTTGTGACAATTTAAAAGCAGGAAAGAAATATACATTTAACGCATCTTTGTTTTTCAATAAACTCAGACAAACAGGAAACGACTTATAGCATGAAAAGAAAAGAACTAATAGCTGAGATTTTATCAGACTTAAGACAATACGATGAGTCGGGTCTTATAGATTATAGATCCGTAAACTTATGGATAAAAAATGAGCTCAAGAGATTTGGTGCAAACATTACTGTCAAAACTGAGAAGTTTTTGGATGTGGAAAATGGAGAAGCAGAATTACCAGAAGATTTCTGGAATTTACACTTAGCAGCTAAATGCACAAGAGACAGCCATGAATTTGTAAAAGGCAGCAAGCAAGACGTACAAGATTCTCAATATTGGACTCAAAGAATTGAGAATACTTATATCTGGGACAACTTAGCCGGAACACATAAAAAGGAAAGCTACAAAGAGATTATAGAAAAGTCTTACTACAATAACACTGAAGTAAGAACTAGGTATGTAGACCCAGTAATTTTAAAGTTAACAAAAGGTTTGAAAAAAGAGTACTGTGCACCAGGTTGTAAAAATTTGCAATCATCATTGACACACTCTGCACCACATGAAATAAACATCGTAGGTAACAAGATACAAACAAACTTTAAAAATGGAGTAATCTACATACAATACAACGCACTACCATCAGACGAGGATGGAGATTTGTACATACCAGATGTTGTGAACTTACAAGAGTACTTGATGTATTTTGTAAAAAGAAAGATATTAGAGGGTATTTGGATGAATGATGACGATGTTAATTTAGTAAACAAACTTCAGTACATCAAACAACAAGAAAGAGAATACTTTGGACTTGCTATGACCCAAGTAAAATTTGAGGGGTTAGGAAATTGGAGCCAAAGATTAAAGAAAAGAATGGTACAAGATACGAATAGATTCGAGAGAATGTTCCCTAACGTTTAATAAAAAACTAGAATGGCACAACAACAGAATAAAAAGGTAAATTTAAGTTCTGCTAAATTGGGTATGAATAAGGACACTCATCCTTCACAACTACAAGAAGCACAATATACACACGCCTACAATGCTAATACGGAAAACGAATCAGGTAACAGCTTAAACATAACAAACGAAAAGTCAAATATATTAGCCTCCAAATTCAAATCAGGATTTAAAGTAATCGGTATTGGAGATGACATAGATACAGACGCAACCTACTTCCTCCTCACAAACCCAGTAACGGGTGTTGGGGAGTTTGGTGTTATAGAGAGTAACCAAAATAATAATGATCTACAGGACATAACCGTAGATTGTACAGACTGTGATCAGATAAAGAATTTAGCAGAGCCTTTAGAGAACATTACTCAAACGCCTCTACAAACTTACAAAACTTTATTAACAGACGCAACTGGATACTTAGATGTAAATACAAATACTTGTATGCCTTTTACAAAAGGCCAAGGGTTTAACTTTGACATAAACCACCCGGTAAAAAGAATAGTAATAAAAAATGAGAAGTCAGGTAAAACAGCTTACTTTTCAGATAACTACAATTCACCTAGACACATAAACATAACAAACATAGACAAGTACTTTGTACAAAACGTACCATGTAATGATGATGTTACTACAAGCTGTATTAATTTTGACGAACTTAGAATTTTTAAAAGGTACAATATACCAAAAATAGTAGCCTCATCTATTGAGCTAGGTGGTAGGTTAAAGATGGGTGTGTACGAGTTTTTGTTAGCTTACTGTGATGCAGAAGGAAACGAGATCTCTCCTTATTACTCTATAACAAATCCTGTATCAGTATTTGATAAAAATAATGTAGTACTTGAACAAAAGGAAACAGCAGATAGAACAAGCTTAGCGATAAGATTAGACGTTTCTAACTTAGATAAAAATTATTCCCACTATAAAGTAGCAGTAATACAAACTGCAGATATTGAGGGGGCTACTAGATATTTTATAGAAGGTATCCACACTATAAATGATAACTCAGTTCTTTATACAACAGAGCAGGGTAAGTTAGCAACAAGTGTAGACAAGCTTTTGATAAAACCTTTGGACATAGAAAGAACAGAAAGTCTAACAGACTCTAACAATATACTATTCCAAACAGGGCTTACTATAAAAAAAGAAATAAACTTACAACCTGTAGTAAACTTACTTGGTCAGTTCTTAAAATTTCAAACTCACATTGCCCCTGAAAACTTATATGATAATGGAGTACTTAGTTCTAAGTATTTAGGATACAACAGAGACGAAGTCGTACCTTTTTCTATTAGATTTTTAATAGATGGAGGATATGAAACTGCACTATTCCCACTTATTTCTAGAGCTTTAAGACCTGGAGAAGATTCACTTATGGTGGACGGTTCCGGAGTTGGGATAAATGAAGATGTTAGATCTATCATAGAAAACTTACAAGACTGTAATTCTAACAACAGGACTAAAAAATGGCAGTTCTACAACACCGCAGATTCTCCACAAGGATCAGTTTGCGAAGGAGTAGGAGTTGACACAGTAGAAGTAGAAGAAGAAGTTTCCTTAACTTGTATAGTTGAAGGAGTAGGTACAGTTGGACCAGATACATTACAAATAGATATAGAAGACGATACATACGTTAACTTATACCAATACATAGAAGATAATAAATCAAACTGTAATGATGAGTTTTTAGGTACAGATATCTGTGCAGTACTTACAGCAGATTATTCATCTATACCTTGCGAAACAGATATGTTTGAAGGGTATAATGTGTCTGGGGCAATAAGCACAGAATCAGATACTATTATAGGGGACATTACAGATGTTGTGGAGACAAAAATACAAAAAGTTTTCCCAACTGAATATATTAAAGTTAAGCCCCCTGCAAATTGTAGTATCTATGTACCTAAGTCAGATGGTACAGGATATCAAACAGACCCAGCAATAACATACAACAACGTATACTTAAGAAACTTTTCTTTTGACAATGAAGACTGTACTTATTCAAGTATAATTAGCACTTTTATTGGCTCAGGGAGCAATCCAAATATTGCATTTTTTAATAACTACTACGCAAGTCAAGTACAAGCAGATTTAAAGTCATCTAAGGTAGTACACCCTCTTGGGGTAGAATCTGGATTTTTAGGGAATCTACATAAGGGTGCACTATGGTTTAGCGGAGACACAGAAGGAAACACCAGCTTTGTTTTAGACTTAAGTAAGCAAAAAGATGCACCAGGAAATGACTACTTATCTACCCTTAATATAAAAAAACAAAGGGTATCTATATTCAAAAAATGCTCAGACTCATCCGCTATCTACTCTAGAGTTATAGATATGGAGGCAGGAGAAATGTTCTTTTTTGAAAAGGTAGGATCAGATTTAAAAATAACAACCTCTTCTGGAAATGTACAAGTCATAACAAACGGATGGCCTACAAATAAAAAGTATTTTGTAGCTATTGACTCATATATGGCTGACTTAACATCCCAGTCTAACGGCTACTTAATTGTTCCTACAGATGGATGTTACACCTTAACCAAAAGACCAATAGAGTACAGTAGAGTAGATGTAAGCTGGAGTTCTATAAGAGTAGATAAAAGAATGATTTCTACTGCTACTTGCATATTTGATCAACCTGTTGTACAAAGTTGTAAAGCAGTGCCTTATAGAAAAGGTAACTTTGCTTATTGGGAAAGTGAAGAATCTTATCCTGATAATCCAGAGTTGTTTGATTCAAGAAAGTTAGTTGTACCAGAAAACTTAATACCAAACTCTATAAAAACAGAGTTTAATAATATTTTTGTACTAGGAGTAAATGATGGTAACTACATACTTGGAGACAAAGCTAATTTTACATGTAAGCCAATTAGACACTTTAGATTTCCTGACAATAAGGTAGCACCTTTTATGTCACCATCTGCACAAAGTCCTTTTAGCAGTAGTTTAATTTTCCCATTAGGTATAACTATAGATGAGGAAGTTATAAATTCATTTCTAGACATAGCTGTAGTAAATGGATTACTTACACAAGAGGATAGAAACAAAGTGTCAGGTTATGAAATATTTAGAGGAGACACATCTTTAGACAGAAGTGTTCTAGCCTCTGGCTTATTGTATGATATGAGGCAGTATACAGAAAGCGGTAAAAAAGTACAATACTCTAACTACCCTTTTAATAGCTACCAAAGTGATTTACTAAATAAGGATTCAGACACACCTGCAAATTGGGGTATATCTAATACTAATTATACATTTCACTCACCAGAGACAGACTACTATAGACAAACACTTCCTTCAGAGCTAAGCATACAAGGGTATATGTACGGTAACTCTCGTGGACATTTTGATGAAGTTAAGGATCACCCTAAGTGGGTTATACTATCACCTGCTGCAAAAAATCTAGCTGGAACATTAGCTACCTTAGAAGTTGCAGGAGAAATAATAATAAAAGCAGCTGAAATTACATCCAATGCACAAGTTTGGGCTGTAGGTGGTCTTGTATTTGGAGCAAACCTAGGTCTTCCAGCATTCATTGCTGCAGGAGCTGTTACGGTTTTTGGTACAGCTGAAGCCATAGTTTATAAATACTCTCAGTATAAATACCAATGGCTAAAGATATTTAGAGATTTAGGAAGCCCTCAAAACTTTGCTTATTACTATTTTGCTGAGGGGCATTACAATTACACATTGCCTATTCAACAAGATGGTAATAGATTAAGAGGGATGCATGTAGCAAAGTACTTGAATGACGGAAGATTCAGAGTTACAAATGAAGTAACTGCAGAAAGAATTGATATAAATAATATTGACAGAGAAAGATCAGTATTTGTATCCTTAGGAGATAAACCACTAGTTTATCCTAACTCTGGATATACAACTTACGATAAAGGATCTAGCTCAAGTATTACTTATCAATCAGAGGCAGGGTTTAACACTAGCGGAAGAAGCCCAGAAGTTATTAAAAACATAGCTTCTCCTTATGCTGCAGTAAAAAACTACTTACCTTCTCAGTACGGAACTATAAACTCAGTTAAGTGGTTGTCAACAGGATATGTAGGGAATTTAAAAAATGCAACAGCAAACTGCCTTTCTATATTTGGTGGAGATACATATATCTCAAGACACACCTTAAAAAGAAAGATGCCACTATTTTTAGTGACAGCTATGAAGCAAGCAGACCTAACACCTTTTAATTACTTTTTTTATAGTAATATAGGAAAAGATCCTAGGTTCTTTTGTAGCTACGAGCAAAATACAGATTTTTCTAGAGGAGGTAAAACATTTCCAGATATAGATAGTACGTATAATTTTGATAACAGATCTGCAACAGGTAATTACCTAGTTCCGCCATCTAAGTTTTATCTTTATTATTATGGTGTACCAAGCTTTTTAACAGAAACTAGAATCAACACTAATTACAGATATGCCGGAAAGACTTATGATAAAAGCTTTTTCCCGCAAGTTGGAGATCTAGGAACTTGGACACAAGAGACTGTAGTTTCAATAAGAGAACCAAATGTTTTCTTATATAATAATACATACTCTAAGCAAATATCTTACACTAGAAGAAGAGTATTATCAGACACATACAGCAAAGAAGTAAGCGATAAACTACAAGATATGCCAAATGGTATTATAGCTAGTTTACCAGACAGTACAGAGAATTCTATATACGATCCATGGTTAATATACAGACCACTAGATACTTTTGAGTTCCCTTCTAGCTACGGTAAGTTAAAAGATATCATAGATATCGAAGGACAAGCTATACTGGCCAGATTTGCAAATACTTCTGTTCTATATAACAAAGTAGATAGTAAGATAGATGATGGCTCTAAGCCAGAATTAGCCACTTTAGGAGGAGCATCATTCTTTCAAAGAAGATCGACATCTTTCCATAATACTAATCTTGGATACGGAGGTACAGAAAACTTTGCTTACATCTCTAATGAGTACGGACATTTTTATGCAGATGCTAAGAGAGGACAAGTAGTTATGGTACCTACTAACGGAGAAGGTATGGTAGAAATATCAGCTATGTCAGGAAACAATCCTAGCGGTATGAGAAACTGGTTTAAGGAACACTTACCATTTAAGATTCTAAAACACATACCTAATACAGATATAGATAACCCTTACAACGGAGTTGGTCTAACAATGGGTTGGGACAGTAGATATAGAAGAGTTTTCTTAACTAAGAAAGACTACATACCTAAGAGTGATTGTATAGAGTACTTACCTGGACAAGGTTTTGCTATTAACAATACAAAATGTGGAGAGGATCAAACACCAAGTTGCCCAGAAGGGTTTACATACAACGAGGATACAGAGATGTGCGAAAGAAGCTTTATTTCTGATGAACTATGTCCAGAGGGGTACACTTACGATAGTGTAGCAAAAACTTGTACATTAGTTGAAACAGTAGATGCTAATTGTATAGATGAAACAACTACAGTACAACCAACAACTACGGTACAACCAACAACTACAGCAGACCCATGTTTAGATTGTATTGCACACGATGTTACAATAGGCTCACAAATTTGGACAGGTTGTAACTTAGATGTAACAACATATAGGGACGGAACCCCGATACCACAAGTATCTGACCCATCTGCTTGGGCTAACTTGACTACAGGTGCATGGTGTTATTATAATAATGACCCCGCTAATGGAGCAACATACGGTAAACTGTATAACGTGTATGCAATTTTAAATACAGCTAACGGTGGTTTAGCACCAAATGGATATAGAGTACCATCAAATGATGATTGGACTACGTTAACTGCAACATTAGGCGGAGGTACTTGGATTGATACATGGGGTGGAGGAACTAGTTTTTATCAACCTGAAATAGGTGGTTACCTAAAAGAGGCCGGGTCATGCCATTGGTTTGGAGGCCTATCTGTTGGAAGTAATACATCAGGATTTACTGCTCTCCCTGCTGGAAATAGAGCAACCGCAGGATATTTCGGTGAATTACAAGGTGCAACAATATTTGCTAGTTCTTCTAGAACTAATACCACACCAGGAGTTGATCAAATTTGGGGCTATTCATTAACTAATATATCCAATGTAATTGATAAAGGCTGGGTTAGTCCAACTCAGGGAATTTCTGTAAGATTAGTAAAAGATTAATAAAATAATAATCAATATATTAAAAAATGAATTGTACTTGCGAAGAAGGATACACACTATCCGGACAAGAGTGTATTAAAACAATAGTCATAACCAATGTAGTATGCCCTCCGGGGTGTACTACTGTTATGCAAGAAGGCGGGAATGCTGTATGCGATTGTAATGAATCGGTAGCACCATCTTTTGAGAACAACTACACACTTATAGACATAACACCAGAACACTTTGAAGATGTATCATGGACTGCTGCCTACTCGCCAGTACTCGGCTCATGGATCAGTTTTTACGGGTTTAAGCCTAATTATTACATTAGTCACAATAACTATTTCCAAACAGGTATAAACAGCAGTGTTGATCCTACAGAGTTTGGCCTATGGTCACACTTATTGACAAACAAATCATACCAAGTATTTTACGGTAAAAAACAACCGTTTACAATTGAGTATCCAATAAAAGAAGAATTCACTACAAAAACATTAAACAATGTTCAGTTGTGGACAGAAGCTAGAAGATACCATAACGAGTATGACTATGTAGAAAATATAGGTCTTACTTTTAATAAGTCTATGATATACAACAACATAGTAAACTCAGGTAATCTTAATTTGATACCTGAAAAAACTAAAATGGCTAACTCTAAAAAGTATCCTAAAACAAACACAGACAATACTCAGGATATTATGATAACAAACCCTGATGGATTTAAGTGGAACTATGACTACTTTTATAATAGAGTTAAGAGTAATACTAGTAATATACCTATGTTACTTCAAGACAAGAACCAGATAGACAAATATGTAAACTCTTCAGCTGTAAGTTTTAAAGGAAAAGCATTACTGGATAGAATGCTAGGAGACTGGTTTTTAAATAGATTAACTTATGATAAAGATACTAGATATAACGTAGCTTTAAAGTTTACTATCAATGAATCAGAAATTTAACTAATTTTGTAAATTCAATAATTTTTCTTAATTTTGCCCCTAACTTACAACTAGGGGCTTAATTTTTATATAAACACCATAATGGCAGTAGACGATAAGAAAAAATACGCATATAATTATTTAATAGGCAAGGGATTATCTCCTATAGCCGCAGCAGGCATAGTAGGGAACTTAGTAGCAGAGTCAGGGCTTAATACAACAATACCAGGCAAAGCGGACAATAAAGGTTCTATAGGAATAGCACAATGGCACAGCGATAGAAAAGAGGGCCTTATGAATTTTGCAAAGCGTGCTAATCAGCCTTTTAGTAAATTATCTACACAATTAGATTACTTAGTATACGAGCTTAATAGCCCAGGATACAGTAAGGCACTGTCGGGGCTAAACTCAGCAAGAACTCCAGGAGAAGCTTCCATAGCTTTTATGAACCATTATGAGAAACCGGCAGAGTGGGCTAAAAAACAAAGTGTAGGAAAGAGGGTAAATGAAGCAGCCTCAGTATACACAGGTAAACCTTATACAGAAGTGGCTTATACAGAAGAGGAAGGCAGTAGCTCTTACTATGATCCTAACCAAGACTTTAACTACGACAAAAATCCACAAGGCTCAACCTATGTAGCTGAAGAGGAAGAAGACTTTGAAGCAGAGACAGCAAAACAAGAGCTTGCACAAAAACAAGTAGAAAAAAACTTTTTGGCAGAACTACAATCACAAATATCAACACAACCACAAGTACAACAAGATGTACAACAGGCATACGAAATAGACCCCTCTTTGTACCAAATGCCACAGATAGCACTTCCAGAGTATGGAGATACAAATATTCCAACTATGCAAATAGGGGGTATAGCAGGAGAAGATCAAAAGATACTTATAAAGGATAATAGAAAAATAAGTGCCACTACAGGAAAACCTATAAATCCAAACTCGGATATAGTGACAGGAAAGTACGATAAAAAGGTAATAAGAAATTTAGCTTTAGCTGCAAGTAAGTACAATGCTGACCCATATACAAATATAGCAGTAGGGTTACAGGAATCAAAGCTAGGCACTACAGATGGAAACATAGGTCATATTATAGGTAAACATGATACAAAGTTTACAGGCAGAGAAGAAGAAGATCTAGTAAGTATCTTACAAGACAAATTAAGATACGCAAAAAGACTAGGCATAGAAGATGAAGCTACTATGCTCCAAGCTTATAATGGTCTAGGTAAAATAACACCTCAGACAGAGAAAGGCTATCATGGGTTTGAAATGGCAAAAATATATGGAGTACCTTTGCCAAAAGAAGGCATAGATATGAGGAAGAACCCTCTGTACGGAAAAAGAGTAATAGACTTAAGAGATAATGTAATAAAGAAAAATCCAGAGTTAGTAAGGTACGTAGAAAGCTTACCTAAGTACAATCCATTTTCTGGGGAATACGAAGACAAAAACAACCCTTTACCGATGCTAAACTATAGAAGTAAAAAAAGGTTTCAAGAGGGAGGACAAACAGATCCAGTAAAACAGTGGACTTTAGATTACATCAATTCCCCAAAGTATAGAGAAAGATTAAAAGGAAGCGGCTACGAAGATGTAAACGGAGAAATCAAAGCTAGAGCAGAGGATGTAAAAAATACAAAGATATCGTATAGCAGACCTACTGCATTAGAGGCATTAAAAAGCTTCAGGCTTCCGGTATATCCCTCAAGCCATTTTGATGATGATATTGTTAATTTAGACTACAAATCGGATTTAAAATATCTTAAAAAGGCTTATCCTGAATTACCAATGCCTACAAAAAATGAAATATTGGCTCACGAAATGAGTCACGCAGAGACGGAATACGGAGGTAGGGATAATAGGATGAATGATTACGATACTAGAAACCTTAAAGGGAGGGGGATGAATATTCCTTGGGTAAATAGTCACGACAAAGAGCCAGATGAAAATAAGTCAGACCTAAATGCTTTTAGATACTTATTAAAACAGCAAGGTATATATGATGCAGGAAAAGAAGACTTTACAAAAGAGCACTTAAAAAAAGCAAAAAATACTTTTACAAAAGGCAGACTTAAAAGAAATTATTCAGACAAAAGCCTAATTTGGTTAATGAACCATGTAGCACAAACAGATAAACAAAATGACAATATACAGTACGTCAAAGACGGAGGTACTATAAAACCCAGATTTACAAAATAACTAACATTAGCTATGGAAAGAAAATACAGAAAGAAGTCAAACTTAGTAAACAGTACAGGATATACTCCAGGGTATGCTTCAGAAAATAACGCTATGAATATTATTCCTAGCAATATGATAACTATGGAAAATACTCCGTATCCGGTATATGGGCAACCATTGGATGAATTAGGTAATCCAATTGCTGAACCTACTTACATGGAGCCTGGAGAAAATTATAATTATGGAGACGAGGCTTCTTATGTAGCAGAGGTTCCAGCATACAAAGATGGAGGAAAAAAGCAAGATTGGATAAGTGCTAAGATATCAATGTTGATGGGAGAGGGTAAGCCTCAAAAACAAGCTATAGCTATTGCCTACTCAATGTGGAACCAGAAACACGAAAACGGTGGATACCAAATGCCACAATATCAAAATGCAGGAACCTTTAGTTTTAATCAACCAAAAAATGCATTTAGCCAACCTATTGACTTTAGTAAAGGCTTAGGGCTAGATACAAAGATAGACCCAAAAGATTATGGGTTTGGTGCAGATAGTCAGCTATCTAATAACGCACTTACAGCTGGCGAAGATTGGAAAAAAAATAATCCTTTACCACAAGGAGTTTTTGCCAGCAACATATCAGATGACGCTACAAATTCAACTAGCACTCAATCAAGTGAAGGCTCTGGCATGGGGAGTAAAGGTATACACCAATTTTACAACCCTTATGGAGACATAGGAATGGGAGATGCTTTGTATTTTGGTGGCCAAGAGTTTGCTAAGGGTAATAACTGGAAAGGTGCTGCAGGAGTAGGCCTTGGATTGCTAAAAGGGACTAAAGACTTTTTGGCAGGTATGGGTAACCAAAAAAGACAAGATACCATAATGAAAAGCTATAATGAAAACCAGAGAAAAAACATGACTGGTGAAAATAGAGCTCTAGCAATGAAAATGGGTGGATATTATCAAGATGGTGGAAATAAGGATAAATCTAACTATGAAGAAGAAGTAAACAAAGAAATAGATAGAAATTACCCAGAAGATACACAAACTTGGTATGACCAAAATCCTCCAGGATTTAACTTACCTTTAGACGAAGCTCCAGCATCTTCTGAGACAACACAAAAAGAAGTTTGGCAGGTCTGGGAAGAAAAGACAGGAAAGCCTTGGAGCGAAGCTAAAAAGCTAGGGTACACAGATGGTACAGCAAAAGACAACTTAAAGTTACTCTCTGAACTAAATGACCCTAGATTTAAAGCTAGTAATCTAAGAGGCTCAGCATTAAAAACAACTACTAAAAAGAAGCAAGAAGCTGACAGCAAAGTAAAGAAAGAGATAGAAAAAGCTAAGAAAACACTTAACTACTCAGAGTACATGAAAAAGCTCCCTAAGTCAAACAGACCAAAAGGAGAAATAAAAGAAGCAGACGAATACAATATTATTTCTAGAACAGGGGAAATATTAGCAAACCCTTTACAAGCCCTAGGGGAATACGCAAAATACGGAGAGTTACCTGCATCAGGTTTTTCTAAAAATGATAAAAATGCCTATGACCAAGTTTTAGGGATAATTAACCCAGCTTATTGGGCAAATGCAGCAGGGAATGCATTAGATTTTGCAACAGAGGGTGAATATATGAGAGCCGGAAGAGAGGCACTGGACGTATTACCAGCACTAAGAACAGCAAAACTTGCTAAATTTTTACCTGTAGGTAGAGGAGCATCTGTTGGTAGTGAAGTAGCAACAGTAGGGAATAGAGCAGCTTCAGTAGCAGCACCTAGGATGACAACAGCCGTAGGACAAGCACGTAGAGCAGCACCATTAAGAAATTATTTTGAACCAGCATTGCCAGCAGGAAGAGGTGCAAATCAACTAGGACAAGGAGCTTTAAGATTACCTCAAGGTGCACCTAGATTAGGACAAGGGCCTCAGCAGTACGGACAGCTTAGTTTTGGATTTAAGCAAGGAGGGTATTACCAAGAAGGTGGAGAACAAATGGGTGGAGAGATGCCAATGCCTCAAGAAGAATCAGCAGGACAAGAAGCTCAAGTAATGCAACAAGTAGCACAAATGTTACAGCAAGGTGCTAATCCACAAGAAGTATTACAACAGCTAGTTCAAGCAGGAATACCGGAAGAACAAGCTTCACAAATGATACAGATGGTTATGCAGGGATCTCAGGAAACACCCCAATTAAAAAAAGGGGGAGAGATGATTAAACGTGCTGACGGAAGTTATTCTAAAAGAGGGCTTTGGGATAACATCAGAGCTAATGCCGGATCTGGTAAAAAGCCAACTAAGCAAATGCTAGAGCAAGAAGCTAAGATAAAAGCTAACAAAAAAGAAATGGGCGGTTATATGTATGCCGAAGGGGGTACAAATAATGAAGGTTTTAAATCTTTGCCTGGGTATGTGCAATCTAAGATACTCTCTAATATGCAAGAAGGAGGGGAACAAAATGACAATTCTATAGAAGTCATAATGGACCAAGTAGAAGATATGTTAGACCAAGGAGCTGATCCACAAGAAGTTCTTCAAATGTTAGTATCTTCAGGAATGTCAGAAGATCAAGCCATACAGATAATAGAAGCTGTTATGCAAGACTCTGAACAAGTTCCTCAAATGAGAGATGGGGGTATTCCAGAAAGATATAAAAATATGGGATTCAACAAAGTTGGTGCCAAGAAGAAATCAAGTCGACCAGGAAAAAAATGGATGGTCTTAGCTAAAAAAGGAGACCAGTATAAAGTAGTACACGGTGGGGATAATAAGATGAAAGATTTTTCTCAACATGGTTCGGAAGATAGAAAAGAGAACTTCTGGAACAGAATGGGAGGCAGAAATTCAGCTAAAGCTAATGACCCATTTAGTCCACTATATTGGCACAAAAGATTCGGAACATGGCAAGAAGGTGGAGAGATGATGGAAGAGGAAGATGAAATGGTAGAAGGAGAAAATCCACAACAAGAACAAATTGAAGACCAAGTAGAGCAAGCTTTACAACAAGGAGCTGATCCACAGGAAATCTTACAACAACTTGTACAGATGGGAATGCCAGAAGAAGAGGCAATACAAATGATACAAGAGATATTACAAGAGTTGCAAGGTGGGGAAGAGCCAGAAGAGGAAGAGTCTATGCAACAACCTGAAATGAAAAATGGCGGAAGCTATTTAGAAGCGATGAAAGGTAAGACAATAAAAAACTATACGTACAATAAAAATACAGGGAACTATGATGTCGAATTCGAATAAAATATCAATACCAAAAGAGGTTTTTGAAAATATGTTTTTTGCAGAAGGAGGAGAAAAAAGGGATTTATTCAAGGCGGTAACTGGCGAATACCAGTTCGCCTTGGACCCAAAAAAACCAATGGTTGAACCAAATGCTGAAATAGAGGGCGGGGAATACCTTTTTGACTCTCAAGGAGTAAGAAAAGCAGAAGGAAGATCTCACGAAAGGGGAGGTATGAAAGTCTCTCTTGAAGACGGCACCAGAATACTAAGTGACCACTTAAGGATAGGGATTAACTTGGCTAAAAGAATAAAAAATCAATTAGACATTGCAGCTAAACCTACAGACACTTATGCAAAAGTACTAGACAGGTACAATAGAAAGTACGGCTTAGACGACTTAAATTCAAAACTAGAAAGTCTTGCTAGACAAGTAAAGGTACAAAAAACAAAAGTAAAGGATGAAGAAACTTCAAACCTAAACTTAGACTACCTTACAAAACAACTTTTTGAAACAAATCAAAAAAAGAAACCTCTTGAAAAAGAAAGAGAAGGGTTGTTTAATTTTCTTTTTGAAGCACAAGAGTCTACAAAAGAATCCCCAGAGTATTCAAATAAAATGGAGAACGGTGGAGCTATTGAACTGGCTAATAAGTATGGAATAAGTCAAGAAAGAGCAGCCGAACTGTTATTGGATTTGCCAATGTATCAAGACGCTGGGCAATACTTAAGAGGAGATATGAACTTAGATGGAGTTGTAGACGAAAAGGATAACTTATACAGAGACTATAAACAACTATATGATAAAAATAGGGATATTATTATAAAGTCTTCAGGAAGAACAGATTTTACAAAATCCCCTATGACTGTGAACACTTTACCTTATACTCCTAGAGAAGCTAGTTCAAACCCTATTTGGAAGGGAGCTTCTTATGACACAGCATGGATACCTTTAGTAGAAACTAGTATGTCAGACGAAGCAAAGGCTAAAAGCATAGATGAGTGGTTAACTAAGAACAAAGACAAGTACTCACCTAATATACAAAAACAATTAGAGGGACTTACAGGTGCTGATAGAATGGCAAAGATAAAGCAGTTAGCTACCGACTATAAACCGGGACCTTTCCACAATGCACTTTTACAAGCCATGGTTGAAACTACAGAACCAACTATTGCTAAAGAGGAAGAGGTAAAAAAAGAAGAAGTTAAGCCTATACAAGGTAAAGATAAAACTTACGGGTCCTTAAATTTACCACAAAGACTGTATATACCCCCAACACTACAAAATGCGTTAAAGGTATCAACCAGATTAAATAGAATAGAGCCAACTTTAGTCTCACCTGAGCAGCAAATTGCAGAAACAGATAGAGCTGTGCTTGCAGCACAACAAAACCTTGCAGGTATGTCAGATGCACAAAGAGCAGTTGCAAATATTGGCTTAACAGCTAATCAAAGCTCTGCTACAGGTAAAGCTATACAAGAAGCAAATAGATATAACGCACAAGCAAGAGGCCAAGCAGATATTTATAATGCAAGAGTAGGAGATACTGAGCAACTTTATGAGAACCAGAATGCTTTGAATTACGAAGGTAGAATAATGAGAGGGTTAGCTAATTATGAAAATGATATGCAGAACTTAAGAAACTTGAGATACTCAGACCAAGTAAACAATTATAAAACTGTAGAGATGATGAATGCACAAAATGCATACAACCCACAAGTACAGTATATGGGGACAGGCTTAGGGTATGATACAAATTACACTCCAGATTTTGGAAGAGTGCATGAAGCAGAGATATCAAGTATTGCAAATGCTGGAAAAAATAAGAAAGTGGCAAAAAAAGCTTCAGCTAAATTTGGAGGAAGATTTAAAAAATAATTTAATTAATTTGCAGAATATAAATAAAAGTTGTAATTTTGCAGAAATTATAAAGTAAATGGCAAACGCATATTCTACACCGATTAACTACGGACAAACAATACCAACCACAGATCTAGCACAGTATTTGGGGACTATTCAGCATGGGATGCAGCAAAAATTTGATGTAAACTTGGCAAAAATAGACGAGCTTATATCTAAAGTTTCTGCGGTACCTTTGGCTAGAGATAAGGATAAGAGATATTTAGGAGAGAGATTACAAAACCTACTTTCAGTAGTAGATGCAAACTCTAAAATTGATCTTACCGACAATGTAGTTGCTAGACAAATAACAGGACAAATTGCATCGGCTATTGATGATAATGTCAGAACTCAACTACAGAACTCTGCTAAAATAAATAGCTTTAATCAAGAGCTGTCAACAATAAAGGCAAAAAAGCCTGAACTTTACAATGCCGCAAATCACGGATATGCTTTGGAGCAAGCTGGGTTTAACTCTTATATGAATGAGGATATAGACGAATTAGGGTCTTTATCTTATAGCCCATATATAGATGTAACTCAGAGCATGCTAAAAAAAGTAAAAGACCTAAAAGATTTAAAGGGAGATGAAGTAATACAAATACCCGATCCCCTAAATCCAGGAGGTATGAGAGAAAGAACCATAAAAGGTTTGACTAAAGAAGAGCTTTTTCAGTATATGCCAAACATACTTACATCTGAAGAACAAAATCAGTTAAAGATAAATGGATGGGCTAACTATAAAGATAACTTAGTTGGAGCAAAAGCTAAATTATCTGAGTATTCTGAAAAGAGCCTTAGAAACTATGATGATGAAATTTCTCATCAGCAAACCATAGTAGACAACAAAGCATTATCAGAAGAAGAAAGAGCGATTGCAAAGTCAAAGATAGAGGCTACAAAAAAAGGAAAAGAAGTTTTTTCAGAAAATCTAAAATCTATAAACGTAAATAAAGCAGATTCTATAGGATACTTCTTAGAATTGAATTCTTGGAAAGACGGATTTTCAGAGTTAGCAAGTGCTAGGGTATCTGAAAAATACGTAAAAAATGATTACTACTTTGAGGTAGAAAACTTAAAAATAAAACAAGAAGAGCTTGGCATTAAAAGAGCAGAAGCCCTAGCAAAAGCAGGGGTAGACGCAAATGGAAAACCTATTGTTAACCCAAATAGTGTATCTATAGCTAAGAGAGAGGGAGCTTTACCTGAAAATCTTGATGCTATAGGAGCTCTTAAAAAAGACTACGATGACACTTATAATAGTATTGTAAGTGAAGTAAAGGCTGCATATGATAGCGAAAGTATGCCAGAAGAAGTTAAGAAGAACTTCAAATCAACTCTTGCTAAATATGGATATTCCCCAGACGGTACTATAATAAACGAAGCTTTAGCAAAAGGTAATTCAAGAGCTTCTGCAATGAAAGTAGCTTTTGATAGTTCAAAAATGGGTGTGTATAGACCAGATGCAGCTAAAGCTTTAAGTGGATTAGACGCAAAAAGATTAAGTATAGCAACTGACATAGCTGTACCTAAAGGCGAAGCTATAAAAGAAACATTTATAGCAAATCCTGATTCTTATGTGAGAGGGTTTACAAATGTACTAAAGAATCTAGAAACACCTACAAGAGCGGCTGCAAGTCCAGGTATAGGGGGTTCAGCAACAATGACAAGTAGCGACATAAACCCAAAAGTTTTAAAAGAAGCTAAAGATTTTCTACAAAACAATGGTGGAGCAAAGGGATTAAAACAAGCTCTATTAAAAGATCCAAGAAAGATCCAAGAGTTTAACAGGATATCTAAGGCTATAGGTGGGGCTGGTGCAAACTTAGAAAGCGACTCTAAAAAAGTAGCCAACGAAAAACTGTCAAAAAATACAGAGAAAGGAAGAACAGCCTATTTTAATACTTTCCAGATAGCTAATATTACAGATGAAAAAGCTAGAGAGATTATCATAAGCAAAATACCACAAACAGAGAGTGGTCAAATATTTGACTCTAAAAAACCTTTATCGTTTTATAAAAACGAAGATGGAAGCGTAACAATAACTCAAAATGCAGGACTTGGTGAAAACAAAGAAGGTATTTGGGCTAAAGCAAGACCTGAGGTAAGAGTAGATAAAGAAGACGATTTATATAAAGATCTTATGAACTACGTTGATATAAATGAGTCAAATAGAGGTTTAGATGCAAGTAGGACAAAGATAAAAATAAAGCCTGAAACTACACCTAGCTTTAATAGTTCAAATAATGAAATTATTTTAAGCAAAGTGGCAGAATCTATAAAAACTTTATCTCCAGATGTTACAAGTCAGTTTGTGGCACCCCCGGCTAATTTTGTAACAAAAAAAGATACAAAGAATGTATTTTTAGCAACTTTGGCAGGTGACATACCAAAAGCAGATATAGAAGCTTTTGTTGAGAAGTTACCTAGTAAGTTAAAAGACTTTGATGTAGAGTTAAAACCTATGGATGGAGTTTGGGCAGTTAATATAGAAACTAAAAATGGTTTGCTTATAAAAGAGTACTCTACAAAATCTCAGTTTTTACAACAAGACATGGCTTATTTAGTAAACCATCACCCAGAGATAATAATAAGTAATGCTTTGTTAGTATACTTAAAAGATAACCCTGAGAAAATTAATACAATATTAAAATAATATGGATTTTAACCCAGAGAAATTAGCCAACCAGGAAGTAGACCTATTCATTAAAAATTTGAATAAGTCTGCTAACCCAGAGATAAATACTGTAGGAGATAGTATAAGAAGTTCTTATACTAAGCCTAATCCAGCTACAATGGTTCCTGACTGGTATGATACAGCTAGTTCTAGGCAACAAGAGAATATTTTTGGACCAACAGTAAAACCTACTTTAGAAAAAAGAAATTATAATGTAGATCAAGCTTATGCAAAGTTAAATGACGGTACATACATAGCTAAGTACGATACTTTTAAAGAAGGTAGAGATAATGCAGAGTATTTTGCACAAACTCAAGCAACCTCAGATAAGTGGATTAATGGACTTACTAAATTTACAGGTAAGTTAGCTACAGGGATAGTAGGAGGTACAGTAGGTACAGTGTACGGAATTACTCAAGGGATTAAAGAGGGAAGCTTTAGAGCTACCTATGACAACGATTTTCTAAACTATTTAGATGACTTAGATCAAAAATTAGACTATAAGCTACCAAACTATTACTCAAAATCTGAAAAAGAGGCTGGGTTTTTTGGTAGTTTAGGTTCAGCGAATTTTTGGGCTAAAGATGTGCTAGGTGGTGCGGCATTTACTGTATCAGCCATAGGGTCTGAAGCAATATGGGCTTGGGCAACTGGTGGTACATCTTTAGCAGCAACAGGAGCTAGACTAGGTATGAGAGCCGAAAGGCTTTTAGGAGAAGGCAGTATGGCACTAAGAGCCATAAACAAGACAAAAGATTTAGTGCTATCTCCAGTAAGAACAGCATTCTCAAAAGCTGCAGAGGCAGAAACGTTAGTTAATAAAACTATGTCAGTAGCTTCTGCGACAAAGCTTGGGAAAGCTGGTGCTATGGCAAATACTGCAAGATTTATGTACACCTCTGCAGGATTTGAAGCAGGGGTTGAAGCTAGATCTTACATAAGAGAACAAAGAGAGTCATTTGACCAAATGTTTGAGAGCAAAAATGGAAGAGCAGCTACACCAGAAGAAAGAAAGGATTTTGAAGAGAATTTAACAAACTCAGCAAACGCTTTATATGGAGCAAATACAATAATAGTAGGTACAAGTAATCTAGCCATGATAGGCAAGATAGCGGACATAAAAAACCCTTTAACTTCTCCTACTAGATGGGTAAACTCTAAGATATTTGGTGCTGGGGTAAAATCAACAGAAGCAGGATTAGAAAAAATAGCAACAAGTAAAGCACAAAAAATTGGGCAATACGCATGGAGCTTATCAAAAGGGCCACTTACAGAAGGGGTTTGGGAAGAAGGTATGCAATCTGTAGCAAGTAACACAGCTAAAAATTGGATTAACGCAAAGTACGACCCAAAATATACAAAAGATACACTATCATTAACAGAAGCTTTTAACGATGGATTATCCCAAACTTATGGTACCAAAGAGGGTATGAAAGAAGTTGGTATAGGTATGTTGATAGGTCTTATTACAGGTACAGGTATAGGAGTTGCTAGCGGTAAAGGTATTAACTCTGAGTTTTATAATGTAAACAAGAGAACTGAAGGGTTAGAAAGCTTATCTAAGTACTATTCCCCAAAAAAAATGGCAGAGAATTTTGCCTATGCAAATAGAGTACAGCTAGCTAATGAGTCTTATGAGTCAGCTAATGCAAAAGGAGACATAGTTGGTGGAGAACTTGCTAGAAAATCCTCTGCAATAGCTCAGTTAAACTACGCATATAACTTAGACTACTTTGATCAGACCATAAGTGATACAGAAATAGCTATAAAAAATATAGACAATCAGACTATAATGAAAGAGCACGGAGTGGACGAAAAAGGTGCCATGGCTTTGAAGGATAGTATGATACAAGAATATAAAGATACAGCTAAAACTTTTAAAAAGTATAGAGACTTTTCCGAATATTTTGTTAGTGATAAGTTAACTAAGGAGAAAGAATTATTAGGAGATCACAATGCAGACAGTGTTAAAGAAGCAATTGCTTACGAATTGACACTAGGAGAGAGTGCTCATAATTTTTCTGGAGACTTACTTCAAGCAATTAAGCAAAAAGTAGGAACTAGCATACTAGGCACAGATATTTCAAATGCTTTAAATATCGAAGACATTCTTTTAAAAGCAGGTAAAGAGACTAAAGTTGAGGCTACCAAAAAAGAAAAGCAAGCTAAGGCTATAGCTAGAGAAATAGAAACTTTAGATAAAGAGTACTTAAATTTAGAGGCTACCTTTAACAACACAAGGACAGACGAAGAAAAGAAAACTTTCTTGGGTACAATGGACTCTAACAGAGCCAAAAAGACTAAGTTAGAAAAAGAAAGAGAGGTTTTAACTTCTGAATACAATGCCTTATTGAGTTCTGCAAAACTAAAAAACCCATTTGGAAAATACGGTGATGAAGTTTTCATAAGCACTAAGACATTAGAAGATAGAGTTAATAAAGTTAACAACATAAATGAGATAATAAAAGCTCATCAAACAGTTGACCCTCAAGAGGCATTACAACTAGAGAAGCTTGTAAAAGAGTATTCTAAGTCTATCTACGCATTCCAAAGATATGCTGAATTGTCAAGACAATTGTCTGACCCTACATTGGGGCTAAGAGGTAAAAGAAATATTATCTCTGAAATTATGTCAGAAAAGTCGCCTAGCCAAGCCACAGTAGAGACATTAGAAAAACTAATGGAGGGATACGAAGAAAGATTAGGGCAAAACTTGGAAGAAATAGTATCTCAACAAGAGGATGTTGAAAAAGTTATTTCAGAGGACAAAGATAAAAAAGGAGCCACTATTGATAAGATTAACCAAGACACAAGTAATGAGTCTGTGCAAAATCTTAGAGCTAAGGAGCAAGAGGAGTTAGTAAGAGAGATACCAAATATCGAAGATTACAAAGTAGACGGTAAGGTAGACAAAAGTAAGATAACTGATCCAAAGGATAGAGCCAAGTTTGAAGAGATTTATAATAAGTACGATAAACTTATAAGCCCTTTACTAAACAAAAGTGCTGAAAACACAGAGGCTAAAAAATCTATAAGAGACACTGTTCTTGAAATGATAAATAATAGTCCATACTTATTAGATTATTTTGGAGAAGGAGTCCCAGTTTTGCCTACTCAGGAAGAGTTAGATGAGTATACAGATTTAGCTAGCAGGGCAATAAATGACCCTAAGATAGATAATGACACTATAGCTTACAAAAACCCTTACTCTTACAATAGACTAACACCAACAACAAGACCGTCATTGAAAAAGGCAGAAGTAGCTAGACTACAAGAGCTTAATAATAAGATGTCCAAATGGGGTCTTTTAGGGGCTTACTCAAATGCAGGAGGGGTTAGTATAAAAGATATGTTACTACAAGATATAGCAGTAAACCAATCAGTTGACCCTATTATAACATCTGAAGTTACAGAAGATGAGTTAGTAACTAATTCAAACGTAGAGCCAAAACAAACAGATAAAGGAGATGGAATAAGAAATGAAGAGGTACTTCAAGTCTATCAAGATGTTTTCATAAAAAGAAATCAAACTGGTACTACTATATCACATCTATCTTTACCAGGACTTTTGTCTAGAATGGATATTTCAGATAGTATAGGTTATGCACAAGTAACTACAAATAAAGGCAAACAAGTAATCAAAAAAGGATCTATAAAAACTATAGATATTTCTCAAGTAGAAGATAATTTAGTTCCAGGTGCCAATTTTGTATTGACTTTTTCTGATGGAGAAACAGCTACTATATCAGTGAAAAGAAGCGGTGCTCTTTTAGTTAGTAAGGCAGAAGACTTTACAAAAATATTTGACGCAGCCGGATTAAGATATGTAGACAATACTCTGACAAATAAAGCAGGATTTTCTCCGGTTTATGATCAAGATACAGGCAAAAAGCTTAGCACAGATTACACTGATACTAGTGAATACAGTCCAATGGAGTTATACAATATGATTCCAGGAAACAGTGTAACTTTTAGTATAAATCTAGCTAGTGAGTATAATCAAAAACTAATAGCAGATTATTTAGCAGCGACACCAGAACAAGAGGAGGAAGCTTCTAAAGAACTAGCAAGTAATCTTAAGATTAATGTAATAGATATTAAAGGAAGAAAGCTAGGAGATCTAAAAGCAAATTACGAAACAAACGAGAGCCCGGAGTTTCTACTATTAAGAGAAGAAGCTGCAAAGTTAGCTAAAGAGAAAGAGGCAGACGTAAGTGATATAGATATTAGATTATCTAAAGAAAGTTTTATTAAACATATTTTCTTAGGGGTACCTAACTTTGTTTTTGAGAACGGTAGTGTAAAGTATTTTGATATTGTACCAGATGCAATAGTTGATTACGGCTATGTACAAGATGGAGAAGTTTCTTTAAAAGGAAACACAAAGAATGTCAGAATGGATTACGTAAAAGACCTACTTAAGAAAGAAGGATTGCCAATAGCAGTGTTTAAGCAGGGCCAGTATCTAGTTGCGTTCCCTATGAATTTAAAAGAAGGGGATACAAAAATAGGAGACAAAGCCTTAGAAACATTGATGCAGTCAGATAGCTTAGGAAAAGGAGTTTTAGAATTAAACAACACCTTAGCCAATAATGGTATATCACCTTCTAGTTACAACTTATTCTACTTAAGTGAAGATAACCAATCTTTATTCACAGAGGATAAAATGACTAAATCTTTAGAAGAAGCTATTAACAAGCTTAATGAAGTAAAGCAAGTAGCAGATGTTACAGAGTGGATGAGTCCAGGTCACACTAAAGAAAACTTAGTAGATCAAGCCAGTATTGCCATTGACATAACAAACAATCCTCTTACTTCTCCAAAACCTATTATTAACCTTAATAGAATGGTTGAATTTAAGGACGACTGGTATGCAGAAGCACTAAGAACTGGAGAACTTTCTGATGAAAAGGCAATAGAAATTGCTACTAAAATTTTCTCAGGGGATTCTATAACACCAAAAGAAAGCAATTTTGTGGACGACCCTAAAGTTGTAGGAGTTATAAGTCAGTTGACTAAGCTAGAAGATGACTTAGATGCTGCATCAAGAAGTGCACAAAATGAACCTTGTTAAAAATAAAAGTTAACAAATTTGTTTTTTATAAAAATATTTGCTAATTTTGCATAAAATAAAATAATAAAAATGAGCTTAAACTGTAGAGTTTTTAGAACAGAGAATGGAGCTATAGATTTTGTCAATGCACCAAATGGCAATAGAAGTACCTTATTTGATAACTTAGTTAAGATAGCGGGCGGTAATAAAGATATCGCCCTAGATCTTTACGCATTGACAGAAACCCCTGAATTTAAGGACGGTGTAGATGTCAAAACTAGCCAAGCAAAAAGAAGACTTCTAGAAAAAGCCAAGCAGTTAATGAAGGAGACAGCCCCAGTACCAACTGCTGAGGAGACAAAAGTAGCCGGATTTAATAAAGGGGTTGAACAAGTAAGAAAGATAGCTGAGGATTTTAAAAAGGAATTCAAAAGAGTTGGCCTACAGCACATGCCTGTACAAAAACTATTTACTGTTGTATCTGAGGAAATAGCAAAGGTGTACGAAACTATACCAAATAAACCAAAAGATAAAAAAGTAAAAGAGGCTTATAAAGCAATGGTAGATGAAACCTTAGAGCAATACAACTACATAATAGGCAAAGGGCTTAAAGTAGTAAGGCATGTAGTTACAGGAGAACCTTATGTGAACTCTAAGCAAATGTTAGAGGACTTAGAAAAAAACAACACATTGAAGTTTTTACCTAATGATGTTGCATTTGGACAAGGTAACATAGACGTTTCAGATAACATAGGCTTACAACCTAGCGGCATAAAACTAGAAGACGGTTATGAGCTTACTAACTCAGAAGTTTTTAGAGTAGTACACGACTATTTTGGTCACGGTATTCTAGGGAATGAGTTTGGGGCAATAGGAGAAGAAAATGCAACTTTACAACACTTAGACCTTTATTCAGAAAAAGCAGCACCTGCTGTAATTTTTCAAACAAGAGGCCAAAACAGTTGGGTAAACTATAGTGGTGCAAACGAAGAAGCAAACTCTTTAAGAGCTCAAGCCAGAGATCTAAGAAAGCAAGGAAGAGAAGAAGAGGCAGACAGATTAGTAGAAGAAGCAAATAATATATTTAAGTTCGCAGAACCTAAAATAGGAATTTTTCCAAACAAGTACAATTTTAAGAGATATGAAACAGCAAGAAGAATCAAAGAAGACGCAGAAATCCAAGGTAGAAAATATAGATACACTAGTGCTGCAGTATCCAGCACATTACCAAACATATCTAAGAAAAGCGTTGGAAGAAGGGGACTCACTAGAACAGGCTTTGGCATCCCTAAGAGCCTTCAATCTTTAAAAGGCAAAACAACTAAAGTAATAGTTGACGATAAAATAAAATCAGATATTACTAAAGCTTTCCCTAAAGTAAAGGTTTTTCCTAATGTATATGAAATACAAGACGGTGAGGCTTATAGAAAAATGCAAGAAAGCTCTCTTGTAAATAATGAATACAGAGACTCTGTAACAGTACATACAGCCGAAGAGTACAATCAAATGAGAATGTTTATCTCAGAAGACGGTATGACTGGGGTTACTTTAGATAAAGACGGTCATCTTGGAGGAGGGTTTTCTGACCCAGACTCTGGAAGACCAAACGATATAGCACAATTGTTGATAATAGGTATAAAAGAGGGGGCTACAAATGCAGAAGCTTTTGACACAATTCTCCCAGACTATTATTCAGCATTTGGTTTTAAAGCAGTATCTAGAGTGGCATTTAATGAAGAAGAGGTACCAAAAAACTGGAACTACGCTACGTATAGCAGATTTAATAATGGTAGACCAGATGTAGTTCATTTTGTATGGGATGGTGGAGATAGAAATACTATAGAAGAAAGAGTAGGCCAGTTTGATAACTACTCTACTTACCAAAAAGATCAAACAAAATCTTTTAATAAAAATAGCTATGCCGCATCTTATGAGTACATGAGAAAAGCAGTAGCTAATAGATTTACATACGAACAGGAGCAGATAATACAATCGGCAACTGAAATTATAAGTAAGAAGTCACCATCAATGACTTATAAAAACTCTAACCTTTATTCTAAAGACAGAGTTAATCCAATTACAGGTAAATCTACAAAACAAGTTGAGATTGAGCTAATAGAGACAGCACCTGAAAGTAAAGGTAATGGGGACGCTAGGCAACTATTAAGAAACTTCTTAGACTATACAGACGCTTTAGGAAAAGATGTTTACTTAGCAGTATCACCAAGAGATGTAACCACAACAGCTGAGGGATTAGAAAGGTTATATGCTTCAGAGGGATTTGAAAAAGTCTCAGATTTTGAGATGGTTAGAGTAGCAAAACCTGTAAAAGTAGAAAGTTTTGATAACAACGGGGAACCAACCGTAAAAAACTTGATGGAGTATATCAATGGGACAAATAAAACTTTGTCTAATGAGAGATTAGGTATGGCTATGAATTCTATGATGGCTATGGGAGTTACAAGCTCTTCAGAGTTATTAAGTAAGTTAGAGTCAGCAATAGTTAAAAATGGAGCCATAGTTTTTGATAAGGTATCTTTACAAAGCAGTGGAGTATTTAATAAGTACGAAGCTACAAAAATATCAGAGTCTTTGGCTTTGCAAAATAAGATAAAGCAGTCGTTTTTGGAACTAAGGAATCAAGAACCTTTTACAATTGAATACGATAACAATTTTGCAATAACTGAAGGGTCAACATTAAACGATTTTGGTAAACAAAAAGTATCTAACCCTTTCATAGTAGAAAAAGAACTTCTTATGGACATCGCTGGATTAGAAGAAAACGAAATAGAAAGTAACTTACTTCCTGAATTAGGAGATAAGTATTCTACAAATGAAGAGTTTAAAGCCAAGATTGATAACTTAGCAAAAACTACCAGACTAGTAACCATAAAGACAGATTCTGAAGAGGGGTTAGTTGACAAGAAAGCAAACACAGAAGAGATGCTTTTAGAAACTGTTATAGATAAAGGTAACCCAAAACTAGAAGAGAATATAGATTTCTTAAAAACAAGAATTTCAGAAGAGGTTTGGGAAGAAAGCCCTAGGCAAGTAGTTGCTGTATTGAACAGCATAAAAAAATCTGCTATAGAGAATGGAATAGATCTAAAAAATCTTTCAGCAAAAGTTCTTACACACAGTAGAGAAGATATACTAGCATTACTAGACTCTATGGAGAACTTTTTACAAGACACTGAAGATGCAGATGCTCTTAGTACATTCGCAAGATTGTATGACGAAGTGTTTGAAACAGCGGAGTCACAAACTGAACTAATTGTTACAGACAATGAATTTGATGTGTTAGTAGACACAGAGAAAACAGAGTATCAACTGTTCTCAGAATACGGTCTTGTAAAGAAACAAGGTGACGTTTATAGACAAGTGGAAGAGCAATCTTTGGAAGAGTTGTACAATAACATGATTGAGTACTCTGACATTTTACCTACCGGGGTAAAAACTGTAGAAGATCTCAAGAACTATGTAGAGAAACAGCTTCCAAACTTAGAAATTTCTGATTATGAAGTTAATACAGATAATTTGGAGAAAATGGTTTTATACAAAACTTTCTTTAAGTTTCCAATATCTTCTCCAGATCCAAGAGTCTCTACAGAAGAGCTTTCTAAAATAAGTAAAGACCCAGAGTACCTAGTTAGTGACTTTGTAAAAGAATTCAATAAGTGGGTAATTAAAAAAGCAAATCCTTACTTCAAAGTTACAGAAAGAGGAATAGAATTGGTAGAGAATGATCCTATATCAAAACAGGAAGCCATATTAAGCTTACCAGAGGACTTAAAATCAGATTTGGCACAATATAACGCATTGTCAAAAAGATTGAACCTGGAGCTTCCTATGGAAGAAGTTTTCCCTGATTATGACGCACAAAGCCAACAAAGAGAAAGAGTAGTAAACAATCCTAAAAGTGTTAAGAAACTAGAAGGAGATTATTTATACGTAGAAGACGGAGTCCTAGCAGTAAGAAACTCAACAGACACTTTCATAAGAACACCTAAGGGGGTATATGAAATGATCTACGAGGCAGGTAATGTCAAGTTCTACGGGGCTCTTCCAGAAGCGAATGCAGATTACAAAGTATTTGGAGTAGCCTCACCACTATCAGATATGGATTTTTCTAAGTACCAGTATTTAGAGAATTCACCTGGAGTATTTAAGACTATGAAGAAATATTATACAAAAGAGGAATTAGGACAAATAGATGAAGAGTACTTCAGCTGTCAATAAAAGAAAAGGCTACCCAAAAAGTAGCCTTAACTTTTTTAATGTATTTGGTTATTCCAAATAAAATTACTAATTTTGCACTATAATTTAAGATAAAATATGAGCTGTACTATCAATTACAACCAAAAAGGAGAAATAAAAAACGTGCTTACACCAGAAGGTGCAGAAAGCAAACTATTCAGACAAATCGCTAGACTACCTCATATAGATAGTTTAGAGGAGGCTTTAGGTATTTTCAAAAACATCTACTCTGAAGATTTTCAGGGGGAGCAGCCTCTTACTTTTAAATCAGATAAAGGCAGTTTCCATACTACTTATGCAGAGGCTTTAAAAAACTCTACTTCAGGTAATATTGAAGCTGGGATATCTTCTGAGCAAGGATTTAAAAGCTTAGTTAGCGTATCTGCTAACACTAACACTGCAACTTATGAAGGGTTAATAAATAACTTGATTAAGAGTGATATACTTTCTGATGAGAGGATAATAGAAGACGGTAAAACTTACCATAAAGCTGCCGGGAACCACGGCCCTCTTCAGATAGCAAATGAACAGGTTATTAAAGAAGAGCTTAAAATAAACCTAGGCAGAAAAAACTTTACTATCCACAGAGATGGTAGAATTGAAATTAAAAATAAAAAGAATACTGTAGAAGTAGGAAATAAAACTATGTCTTTAGAAGATATAAGATCTTCTGATATGAGAGAGCTTGAAAAAGTTGTCGGGAAAGATGCAGCTTTAACTCTTACTATAAACAATGCGGTAAAAGACTCTCTACCAACAGGTATTAGCGAGGAAAAAATATCAGCAGATGAAACAGCCTTAAAGCTAAACCTGTTAGATTTCCTTAACAAGATAGGTGTATCTATTACCTCTATCAATAAGTATGTAGAAAAGTACAGAATTACAAATGGAGTAGATCCGTCTGCACAATCTTTAGTTGACATATCAAGACAAACTATTGCATTTAAAGATGGCATCATAAACCTAGATGGTCTTACAGAGGAGACTATACACTTTATAGTTGAAACTTGGGACGATGTAGAGATTGAAAACTTACTAAGAAATGCACATAAGACATCTTCTTACGTAGAGTTTGCAAATTCTTATAGGGAACTTTACGCAAAAGAGAATCCTAAAATGTCTGCTGAAGAGGTAGAAAACTTGGTTAGAAGAGAGATCTTAGGTAAAGAGTTGTCTAAAGCAATACAAGAAAGATTCACAACAGAAGGAAAGACAGATATACAAAAAAGTATATTGACTAAGCTATACGAGTTACTACAAAAGTTTTTTAATTCGCTAGTTGTTACTGATGCATTCTATGAAGATTTAGGGGCATTGACGTTAAAAGTAGAGGACTTGCTATTAACTAAAGATGTAAATAAATACTTAAATTTAGAACAGGCCAAAACCAAAAAATTCAGAATGTATCAGCAACAAGCGAGTGGCGATTTGCAAATTGATACTAAGAATGCTATCACAAAACAATTAGTAGCAGTACTTCTTGAACAAGAAAAAAATATAAAAAGAGCCGGAGGAGGTTCTAATGCTAGTATTAAAATGCTTAATCAAGCATTGGATAAAGCTTTTACTAAAGGTTCCATATTAGATTTGATCTCTTTAGCAAAAAGGCAAGCAGATTATGTAGAGATTGCAATAACTAGAGCAAATAAAATAGGCGAAACTTTGTCTAATGAAGAAGGGATTGTACTACACGGTTTAAAAAACCAGATTGTGCCAGTTCTTGAAAAGCTAACCGCTATAGTAAACGAGGATCCAGAATTATCAGATATTCTTGGCGATGTAGAAAGAGTAACTAAAAAGGTTAATTTAGTAAACGGTATAGTTGCAAACTCTCAAAATAATATACTAGATAGGATTATTGATAGACTTATGGTAAGACATAGTTTAGATGAATCTGCTAAAAAAGGGTTGAAAGATGCTGTTACAAATGCTACCAGAGATACTCAAATGTTGTATGCGGTGTTTGGTCAAATAACACATGCACATGATCCCTTGTTAAATATTTTAGGGTCAGTTGTAGCTGATATGACTATGGATGCTGAGCAGTCTTATATAAAGAGAGCCAAAGACTTCCAAAGTAAGATTAGAGAGTTAGGATTTACCGAGAAAGATTTACCAAAATTTATGGGTAAAGATGGGTACATACTAAGCATGCACGATTTTAGTACTTTTGAGAAAGACATTTTAAATTTAAAAGTTGCAGCCTACAAAAAGCACAGTGGTACCACTATGACTGATGAGGCTATTGCAGAAGGTATAGAAAACTCTACTTTGCCTAAAATAAAAGATTCTGATGCAGAGCAAAGATATTACAAAGAAGTAAATGATCAAGTAAATGAAAAAATTGAAAGAAGTTTTACTAATGAGTATTATGAAGAAAGAGAAAAAAGGTTTACTGATCTAGGAATAAGCGAGGCAACAAAGCTACAACTAAGACTTCTTTCTTCAGATTTAGGGAGTTTACTGTCAAAAGTAAAAAATGAAAAAGGTTTACCTAGATACACTGAACAAAACAAATACGACCTTGATGCACTTAACTTAAAAAGAAGATCTATAAAGTCTTTTTATGATGGATTAGGTAATAAGAAAAAAGGTATAGAGTTTGTAGACAATGCCGGACCTGATACTATAGAGGTAGGGGGAGCATTTGTAAAACTTGGAAGTAATCCTTCAGAGGAGGCCTCTATTGCTTTTGAGATAAACAAACTAGACCAAGCATTCTTAAAAGAGAAACAGCAAGAGTCTCTAGCAGCAGGGAACCAAAAAGTAGACGTAGAAAAGTTAGCCCCTAAATTTTTAGAAGAGCTAGCTAGAATAGAGCAAGAAGAGGGTAGAGAAGCAGCAGTAGAATTCTTCCTACTTAACTCAAGCGTAGGATTTTCAAATGAGTTTTGGAATACTTTTGACAACACAACAGGCACAAACGCTGCCATGGATGAGTATTTACAAAGACCTGATGCCGAAGATATTTGGGCAATCAGAATAGAAAACTACAGAGCTAAGTTACAAACAAGAAAAGCTGTCCTTAAGCAGTATCAAGATTCTAGGAATTTCACCAATACAATGGCGAATGAGATGACAGAGAAGCAAAGGAAACACATCTTAGAGCTATCTGAAGACATTGACTCAGATTTTCTTGAGATATCTTCTATTTTAAAGAAGCAAGATATAGATATAGAGCAAGAACCTCTAACAGAATCTACGCCTAATCAAGCTTATTATGATGCTTTGAGAGATGCTAGAAAAACTTCTCCGGAAGATGTGTTAGACTTTACTATGTCAAACATGACTGCTGACAACGCCAGAAAAGTAAGAAAGTTTGCAGATGCTTTGGAAGACGCTATTAGTGGAAGGAGAATATCAGAAGGGCATAAAGAGCTAATACTAAGACTTGCTGGTATAAACGAGATAACAGAGCTAACAAGAGAGGACATAAGCAGGGTAAAAGTTAAGTATGCAGAATCTAAATTGGCACCTTACTATAAAGCTTTCGCACCTGTAGGATTAAACGAATTTTACAATTCACTAAAAACAGGAAACCAAACTGTACTAAACTTAGTTAAGGATCTTAACTCAAGAGAGGATGTAAAAGTAAGTAACAACTTCTCATACTATGAGATGGGAGAACTTAAGTACAAAAACGCAAATTTCAAGGAGGATTTTGAAGGTGGCCCAAGACAACCTAAGCTATCACAGTACTTAAATAAAGATTTCGTTGATCTTTTTGGACCTACATTAGATAGTAAAAACAACCCTGTACTAGATTCGGAAGGTAAAATTCAACCTACCAAAAATAAAGAGCTGTTTAAGTTGTATGAGACATACTTAGATTTTCAAAGAGAGACATTAAGATCTTATGGCGAACTAGGTATGCATAATCTATACTTAGCACCTCAAGTATCTAAGTCAGGTTTAGAAAAAGCAAGTGACTTTATTACAAAAGGTAATAAGGGACAGACTATAAAGAACTGGTGGCAAGATATTACTAGATTTAGAGTAGACGAGCAAGCATTTGGGGAGGAAGTAAAAGGAGAAATCTTGATTGAAAAATCAGATATGAGACTTATTCCTAAATACTTTTTGAAAAAGTTAGAGTCTTCTACAGATGTATCTACAGATCTATTTTATAGCTCTATGTTACAGGCCCAACAAGCTCAATTATATAAAGCTAGAAAAGAAAGGTTTTCTGAAATATCTGTATTACATGATGCAGTATTAGCTAGAACATATCCAGGAGGTAAAGAAGCAAAAACTACCAACACTTACAAAATGTTTACTTCCTATATGGATTATAACTTATTCGGAGTAACAGAGAGAAGAAACTGGAGAGTTAGTTTACCTGTTATAGGTCAAGTAGATGCAACAAAAATTATTAACTGGTTCCATAGTTGGGTTAGAAATAACTCATTGGCAGTCAACTTTGTAGTACCTATTACATCATGGCTTACAGCAGAGGCCTCATTAATTGTAGAGAAGTATGTTGGGCAATATGTGGACCCTAACTCTATGAGCTTAGCGACAAAAGAGTTTACAAAACTATCTTTACCAGCTATGAGAGAGAGTATGAAAATTAACTCTAAATCAAAACTTTCTGTACTAGGAGAGCACTTCAAGATTTATGATTTATCTAATAGATTTGAAAACTCTAAGTATAGTGTAGCTCCTAGAAACCTTTCTAAGTCTATGTACGTTTTACATACAGCAGGTAACTTTGTACCTTTATCTAAAGCTATGCTATCTCAGCTTTACGGACACCGTATTTATGAGGGTAAGTTTTTAGATTTTGAACAGTTTGGAAAACTATTTAAGCAAGTAAACCCAAAAGCCACTAATAAGGATGTAAAGGGAACTTGGGAAGGTCTAAAAGAAAAGTCTTTATACAACTATACAAAAGTAAGTGAAACTAGTGTAGACTATGATTATGATGCTTTAGCAAAGGATTTAGGTAAAACTAATGACGAGACTTTCAAATCAGACTTTAGAAATATCGAATTAGGTATCTCTAATAAAATGAGAAAAGTTATAGAAAGAATTGATGGTATGATTTCTGATGAGGAGAGAACTTCTCTACAAAGAGACGTACTTGGTAGATTCGTGATGACCCACAAAGGTTGGCTATCTATTTCTGCGTCTAATCGTTTCAAAAGAAGACACTTGAACTTACAGACAGGAAAAGTAGAAGAGGGTACCTACTTCTCACTATACAACTTCTTTGTGAACAACTTCAATTCAGGCCTTGAAAAAGGTGGCCTAAAAGGAGCTATGCGTGAGATCAAAGATCAATATTTGAGTGGAGATGACGTACAAAGACAGAACTTGAAAAGAGTAATGGTAGATATGACTTTTATGACTACACTATTCTTACTTACTTTAGGGCTGTCACATTGGGCCGATGATGACGAAGATAACTGGACAGCACAGTTTACTGCCTACATGTTCGAGAGGTTACAGACAGAAACTGCCTCTTCTCAATTTGGAGTAGTTGGAGAATTCTATAGTGGTATTAAAGAGCCTTTAGTAGGTGTACAAAAGTTAGAAAACTTCTTTGCATTTACTGACATATTTGATACAGAAAAAGTAGCAAGTGGTAGATATGCTGGATTAACAAAACAACAAACATACTTTATTAAGAACGTTGTTGGAGCCAAGCCTACCTTTGATATCTGGTCTGCGAAGAACCTGAAATCTCAGAGAGATTCATACGACTTCTTTAACAAAGAAGAAGCCTTCTTACCTATAGCATGGTTTATAGATGAAGAAGATTTACAAGATGGGCCAGAGACAGCCCAATAAAAGAAAAACCCCCAAAGACTTAAAAATCTAAGGGGGTTATTTTTTGCATTAAACATATACAAGAGCAGTCGTATTTTTCCTGCCGTTGCTAAGCATCTTTTTTAAAGAAGAGTAAGGAATACTATTAAATATAGCGGCTTCTTTTATACCGTAATAAAAAATACCTGTGTTAGTGTTTAGTATAATTTTAGAATTAGGATTATCTTGTCCATATTTACCAAACATACTATTACCAGATCCTTTACATGTAATTTTCATAGTAGTACTTATCCTTAACTTTTCTTCTTCAGATCTAATTCTATTTAAAGAGTAAGTATTACCTAACATTCTTGCAGAGGTATTCTTCCTATTCTCTAAGGAGGGGGCCCTGCCTATGTTGTGTTTTCGTATTTTATCTATAGTATCTTCAGATAAAATCCTTCTTTTTTCACCACATTCTTGTAAAATGCAGTTTAACCCCTCCACCACCACGTTATAAAAATCTTGCCAATAACGTTCTCTACAGTTTAAGATTGACACTTCACATAATTCTACTATTTCAAATGTGTGATTTTCAACACCGTATTTTAAAAAAGATCTCCACAACTTAACTTGTCTTTTTGTTTTGTTGTTTTTTGTTTTATAATCTCTCCATCTTTTTTCTATATTAATACCTTGTCCTATATAAACTCTTTTACTAGGAGAGGTTATCTTATAGATACCACACATGATATTCATAGCTAGAATATATGAGTAATCCTACTCACTTGCCCGTGTACCTTAGAATGTAAAAAACCTTCTACTGCTTTTGGTGCATGAGCATACCCAGATCTATGGTGCCAGCCATCTGTACCACTAGCACTTCTCATAGCTTCAACATTTACTCCCATATAATCCTTACTTGATTTATGGTGTACGTGATGTGTATAGATATATTTATGTTTACAAACACTCCAATCAGGACTTTCGTGTGCCATAAGTAATGGTAAATCAGCTGTTTTTGCACTATCACCATGAGTAGACCCTATTAAATTAGAATGGTATCTAAAGTACTTTCTATGGTTTAGATCACAATCGAAGGTTATGCTTTTACAATCTTTAAAATAAGTTTGTATAACATCTGCCAAAAAGAATCCATGAGTCCAATCATGGTTACTAGGATTAAAGACAAAATGTACATCAGCTACCTCAATCAACTCTTCTAAAATATCAATATATAACTCCTTAGCTATTAAAAAGTTAGAATACCAGCTGCCATCACAGTCTTGGGGTGTACCTGAGGTAGTAGTCCTTTTTGGGGTGTCTATATGTAGGATATCGTTGCCTCCAATAAATAATATCTTATCTATAGAAAATCCTTTTGACTTATCTAAAATACCTCTCACTCCCTCTTTAGCTCTTTTTACAGCTATTTGGCTATCATAATCTTCCCCAGTCTCAAAGCTCTCTGCCAATTTCCCAACATGTAAGTCGCAAGGATCTATGACCAATAAGTAGCTTTCTAAAAAAGGGTCCTCTCTTCTGTCCAATGTCTTAGGCTTACCAGGAATCTTTGCAATCTCTTCTAATAACTTATCATAAAATTTTTGTGCACCATCTCCGGCAACAGTGTTTGATGCAATATTATAATAAGCACCTTTACCTGTATGAGTAACCAATTTATAGGTACGTACATCTTCGTAAGGGATCTTGTAAAATTCACAATACTCTTTGATGTTCATAATAGAACCATCAGGTTTTACTGCTGATAATGTAGGGATATTTGAATACTGATTTGTATCAGTTACCGTATCATTTTCAAGGTCTTGGTCCTCTGAACGTTCTAATTCATTTAATATCTTGTTTACTTTTTTTCTGAAACTCTCATCGTAAACGATTCCGGCCTCTTCACAATAAGCTTTTGCGGCAGTTGTTTTGCTCTGCTCTTTTTCATAAAGCTCTTGTAACCTCTCTGTGTTTAAATTCATACTAGTCTTTGTTAATTAATTTTTAGATCTCTTTTATGGTAATTACTTTTACAAAATTACGATTTATAATTGGTTTTTCCAAACAAATTAAACTTATTGGCTGGTTATTGCACAAAAGTCTGTACTTTTTTTTGGTTGTTAAATAATCTTTACGGTAAAATACTTTTTTATTCATCTTTTAAATATAATGGGCTTCTCATACCTTTAGCAATCATGTCTTTAGCTGTCTTTTTGTAACCACTTATGTTTTTCTTTAAGTAAGTGTTCTCTTCAATAAGACTGTTCATCAACTCCTCTGCGTCTTCCTGAGATAAATAACCACTTGCTACATAGCCCCCCAATGATAAAGAAGAGCTTCTTACAATATAGTGGCCAGAATCTACAATCTTACCCATAGATATAGATATAATACGCTTAACCTTCTCTACTTCTTTTTCCGTAACATTCTCTAGGACTTCTATCTCCCCAACATGGGCTTTAAATTCATCAAGCTTCTCTCCTCTTTTAGTCCAAACCTCGGCATCATCTCTGTAAAGTAACCCAGGATCAATAGACAAATATAGTGGCAGAATACAATTCTGAGTAGAGGGATCAAACCCCTCATACTTCTCAAGATAGTAAGCCATACCATAAAAGTAGCTTTTGAACTCATCTGTAGTCTTACAAACAGGTATTCTAACTATAAACTTACACCCCTTTTTTGAGGGAGATAAATAAGCAGCAATGATAGAAGGAACAGCATTAAACAAAAATTGCTTAAACTCTTCTGCTCTTTCTATCTTATCAAAGTCTAATACCATTAGTCCGGTAAAAGATAAAATATTACTGTAGCTTCTACCTAACCCATCTGTAGTAACACAAGGTGTGAAATAAAAAAGTTTAGATTTAAGTTTGTCTTTTAGTTGCAAATCTCCTTTCTTAGTAGCCTCTTCTATCTGCTTGAATAATTCTGTAGTTGCCTCATTAGGGCTTTTGTTTGCTCTTATGAATTTCTCTAAGGTTATCTTACCAACAGGGTTAGGAATATGTATATCTGCAGGGTAATAAAAAAAACTTGTGTCTTTATAGTGATTCATCTACTTTATGTCTTTCGTCTAGTTGTTCATCGTACAGTTTCATAAACTCTTCTTTTTTACCGAACCAATCGTTCTCCTCTAGCAAATCCCAAAATTTAACAAAGCTAGAATAGCCTAATTTTAAATCCTCTGTATAAGTTTCACTATAGTGACACATTGGATCACTAGGATCGCAATTCAGGGGGCTACAACAGCCATCATGCCCACATCCAGAACATACTGGGCAATAAGGACTTCGGTAATCTTTTTCAAAGTTATCTTCACAAAATATAGGCGTTTTATCCCCTATGTAAGCTCCTGATACATTGTATCCAAAATGCTCAATAGCATCTTCTTCTGACATATCTCTCATCAAGATGTCTATACACTTAGAGGTGCTGTAAATAACTCTCATTGAACCTAGCTCAATACCTATTATTGCTTCATCAAATCCATCTGCAATAATTATTTCTTCATCTGAGTAAAACTCAATTATTTTATCTAACATACTCTATAGCTTTTATTTCTATTTCACTAAAATCATCTTCCGAAATTAGATTGGAAATATCCCAACCTCCAACTAATATTTTACTGATGTGAAACTCTTCCCATTCAGCAGGAGATCCACCTAAATCAGAGTCATACATAACTTCAGACATACCTTTATGGTATGATCCTATAATTTCCATTGGTACTTCACGGTAGGTTATAAATGCACTAATCATTGTCGTAATCTTCTTTAAATAAAATAATCATTTTTCTAGTCTTACCTGATGTGTAATACAATACCCAAAGACTTGATTGTCTTATGTACTCTATCCTAGGTGCCCAAACTTTGTTTACAATATAGCCTAAGGCTATTAACATAAAAATCTCTCTCATACTTTACTTTTTTAAATTCTATGCAAAGATATAACATTAAATCTGAACTCACAAGAAAATTGCAATATTTTTTTAGTGTACACTTGCATAACTCATTCCTGTTTGTATATCTATTTCAATCTCTACTGGGAAATTATATTGTTTGTTTACTTTAGCAATAGCTTTCTTAAGGCTATCAATAACTACATCTTTCTCCTCATTCTTACATCTAATCAAAACCTCGTCATGGGCCTGAAAGATAGGTCGAACTCCTCTTTTAATCATCTCGTAAACGTAACCATCAAAAACCCTAACACCGGCAGATTGATTACATGCAGAAAAACGGTCCTTCTCTGATGCCAGGAAGTAGTAGAAGTTAGTTATAGGATTCCATATCCAATTCTTACCATCTACAGTCTTAACTGCTCGGTCTTCTGCATATTTTTTAACAGACCAGTTACGATCCCAATATCCGTTAAATAAAGTTTGTGCATCTTTTCTTTTTAAAGAAGTAGACTCCATTAACTTTGGAACTCCACAGCCGTATGTTAAAGCATAGTTACCTGTTTTAGACGTAGCTCTTTTTTTACTCACTATCTCAAATTGCTCAGATAACTCTTCATCTGTGTAAACTTTGAATATCTCAGGTAAATCCTCTCTCTTTTTATCCTTAGTCTTGTACCATCTGAAAAAGTCAGACTCTTCCTGTGAGATAATACCACTCCTAACACCTAGATCCAAGTGTGCATCCCATCCTGGTCTATTCATATCTTCTACGTACTCAGGGTCATAAGGGTAGATAGAAATCTGCTTCATCTTATCTTCCAAACTACTAACATCCGAACCAACTAATATGCTACCCTCAGGTGCAATAATCACACTACGGATAAATTCTCCATAAGGAGCAGTAGGTTTTGGTAAGTTAACAAAAGGCTTAGCGTGTTTAAGCCTCAAGGTCTTAGTAAACCCATGAGCGTAAGCAACTGCATAACCATTCTCGTCAGCTCTTTCTAAAAAGCCTTTTAAGTACCCTGCCCTATGAGTAACAACAGACAGTCCATCTAAGTGTTCGATAGCCGGCTCTATTTTAGCTAACTCTAAAACACTCTTACAAAGCATTTTTTCTTTATCACGAACTTGTGGAACTTTTCCGTTCCTTCCATCTTCAAATAAAAGAGGTTTCCAACCAAGACCCATTAACCAATCTTTAACTTGTATAGGACTACCTGCATTAGGCTCTGAAAATCCTGTTTGTACGGTTATTTCCTGATCGTAATCTTCGGGAATACCATTATGTTCTAGTATCTCTAACCATTTAGCCCCGGCCACACTCAAACTACCATCTTTCTTGTACATAGTCTTTGGCTTACCTATAGTTTTTAAAATAGGGATCTTTGGCATAGCAGCTTCCAACAATAGTTTCTTTTCGTTCTCTATTCCTTGTAAGTACTCTAAGTTTTTCTTACATTGCTCTATGTCAATTAGTATCTTGTCTTCTTCTTGTATTCTTAAACAAAGTAATTTAAAATTAAGGTACTGAATTATACGAACAATATCATTAGGGTCAGAGTATATCTTTTTAAGGTAGTTATATTGTTTAATCCAAAGGTTGGCATTAATTTTAACATCCTCTTGTACCCTGTGACAATACTCCTCAACTGTAAGATTTTCCCAGTCGTCAATCTTAGGCTTAGGTACACCAAAAGATTCACCCCAAGCTGCAAGACCGTGCTCTCCTTGACCCTTCTCTGGGTATAAATACCAAGATAGGCCTAGTGAGTCGATAACTGCTGCTTGAACTTTTATACCTAGAATTTTTTCACATAGAGGTATATCAAATCTAACTATGTTATGACAAGCTAGAGTGTTTTCAGGATTAGTCAGAATTTTACGCATATCATCGTAATCAGTAGTTGACTTAACCTGCCACTTACCTTCTTTGTTTTTCCAAGAAATACCCATACACCAAATCTTAGTTGCTTCATCAACTAATCCATCTGATTCAAAATCTATTATAAATACTTTTTCTAAATTCATCTTACTCTATAATTTTATTTTGCAAAGATAAGAACAACTTTTTAATCTCGCAAGCTTTTTGTTAAATATTTTTTATAAAAAACCCCAACTAAATTAATAGTCGGGGCAATTGTTAAAAGGGGGCATCGTCATCATCCTCTACATCAGTATTAAAAACCGGCTCACCAAAAGCCGAAGCAACATCAAAGTTTGGTGCTACTGGTGAAGGCACTTCTAGTGGAGGCATTGTAAACAAAGGTACATCTTTTGTAATAGTACCAGAGACAGTCTCAGATCTTCTTTTCTTTCTTATACTTTCCACATCAGGAATGTTAAGCTCCTCTGCATAAATATCTAAGTAAAGGCCATCTGCCTCACGGCACTTCAATAAGTGAACATAGTTAACGCCAAACGGCTCTAATGAAACTCTACCTTTGCTGTCTTCATCTAAGAAGAACTTCTTTAGATTTGGGTATCTTTCGGGATCAATCTTACTGTATTCTTTAATACCAAGTTTTGTAGGGTTAGTCATAACTGCTACAAAGTCGGCAACCTGAAAGGTAAATTGTGAATAGTACAGATCTGAGGGTTGAGGCTGTGACATAATATCTTTGTCTTTAGCTCTCTTTATCATCTCAGAGTTTGTTTGAGAAAGTAAAATAAAAATAGCATTCTCATACTCCATCTTCAAGTCATTAACTCTCTCGATAAACTTCTCAATTATCGCATTCCTAGCTTCACCAGAGTCAGCAGAGATTAAAGCCAAGTGATCGACAGTAATAACTACTGAGTCTTTATCTTTGTTTAACTCTAAAAACTCCTTACACCCCTCATAAAACTTAGCAGGTGTAGTTGGTACCTGTGAGATACTAACTCTATCATCCTGTAGGGACTCAAAATAAGCCTTTGCTTGCAACTTCTCTTCGTCAGTGAACTCTTGTAACAAAATCTCTTTTTTCGTCTTAGATTTGATATTCTTAGCCATACCACGTAATACTAAACTAAGAACTCTCATCTCAAGAGATATATTCAGCACTGCAAAGTTCTTAGACAAAGGGTTGAGATCTTCGTTTAAGATGTTCTCCACCATTCTTGCCAATGTATAACTCTTACCAATACCTGAACCGGCAGAGAAAACAATAACAGAACCGTTTACTACAGGAAACACATCATCAAAGTAAGGGAGACCTGTTTTAATAATCCCCTTTTTACCTACTTGGTATTTTTTAATCTCTGTGAATGCCTGTTTAGTAAGGTCTTTAAATTTTTGTATTTGCATTTTTATTCTAAAGTTTTGAATTTGTTATCAAAAGATGTTTTGTGTTTTAAGTAGTATCTGTACAAGCTAGACTGCTCTATGTCGAATCTAACTGAGAATGCGTTACTAGGCTTAAAGAACAAATACTCTAATCTTTTCGACCACTCAAATTGAGAGCTGTCATTCATAAAGGATTTGCAGAGATAGGCTAACTTGTTTCTATCAATACCGGAATGTGCTCTAAACAGAGCAATATACAGTTTTGTTTTCTTCCTGTTACCTATCTCTTTATCTTCTGCTTTGTAAATGCTTTCTAACCAATCGTATAACTTAAGATCATCTTCGTTGACCTCAGGTACTTGTAATGTCTCTAGTAAATCTGAACCCTTGCTAGTAAGTCTGATACGGTTCTGTATAGTGTCAGCTTTGTTTTTAGCTTTTACTAAAGACACATATTCAGATTTTTGATATTTATCAAGAACCTCCAAGGAGATGTTATTTGTTATAACTTCTTCTAGGCTCTCAGTTTTATTCTGAGAAATAAGTTGAAGATTTATAACATCAATTGGGGATAAACCCCACTTACACATAAGATCAAAATTTACATACATATTAAAAAACTTTTTTACAAATCCATACTATCCCACAAATCTCAATCACAATTAAGGATAGGTACCAAATTATTGTTAGCCAAAAAAACACTTTATCTTTCATTTTGCAAAGGTATAAATTATTTTCCAGTAAACCTAATAATTTTACAATTATTTTCCACTACTTCCGTATCCACCCTCTCCACGATCTGTATCAGAAAGTACAGGTGCTTCTTCAAACTCTATTCTAGGATAAGGTAAAATTAAAATTTGACCAATTCTATCTCCAATTTCGTAGGCACTAAACCCATATTCATCACAGTCTTGTCCTTTACCGTATGGTAATATTGTGTAGTCAAAGGTATGACTAATTCTGCCTAATTTTCCTGGCTCACTGTAAGCATTATCTGCAAAAATGGCAGAGGGCTTGAATTTAAAGAAGACCTCTCCTCTGTAACCTGAATCTAGTACTCCTACAGAGTTAGATAATATAAGGTCTTGTTTTGCATTTGAGCTTCTAGGGAATAATAGCCCAACGTATCCTACAGGAATCTCAAAAGCTAAACCGGTACCGAATACCATATTACCCTCTTCATCAAAGTGTTTAGAAGTTGCTGTTAAATCCATCCCTGCATCCCCCGGTTTCGCATAACTTGGTATTACTGCCTCGGGTACTAATTTTTTAATTCTTACTAACATTTTCTATAAATTTTATTTGGTTTGTATTCGGATCCCAATCAAATGTCATGGGCTTTTGTGTGTACTCATAAGACTCGTCTAATACTGATGCATTAAAGAAGTGGGTACCGTCTTTAAACTCGTAGCCATATCCTGAATGTATGTGACCACAAACATGAATCTTGGGCCTTAATCTTTCTATTCTTTCTGCCAATAACTCGCAACCTAATCCGTCCCAAGGTCTACCTGCCACAGTATCTAAAGTACCAAAGGCTGGCCCATGTGTAATAAGGATGTCTGTATTGTCAGGAATTGCTTCCCACTTACCGGCTATCTCTATACTACCTTTGGGTAAATTAAATGCCCACGAGTAAAATTCAGGCTGCCATGGAGA